ACATCAACAGATTTGCTTAACGTACAAGGCACATGGTCTGGCAGTTCCGTTTCGTGGGACATTTGCCCCGGACAAGCGCCGGATGCCAGCATTTCACCGATGGAATTGAAAGCGCTGCAAAAGAAGCACGGAAGCCGGAACGTAAACACGGATCGGATTGGAGAGGTAAAGCGATTGATGCAGCAAGGCAAGACACAGGTACAAATCATTCAAAAGCTACGCGGGCGGCGTGGATTTGGTGAGCGCCAAATAAAGAAAGACATGGCTGCCCTATCAAAACTCAAAAAATAGTAGTTCAAAGGTGCAGTGCACCCATTGCACTCATAAAACACTGATAATCATGCAAACCGCTAAAAGTAATTTTGACCAAAGTGCAACGGTTCAATATGTGTTGCACGAAAAACCGCAACACTTTGTGTACTTTCACAACGGGTACTTTTACAAGACGTTTCTAAACGGGGCCAGCTTTGTGAAGGTCGCAGGCATGTGGATTCCAGCCGCCGGATGCCCGGTGCCTGAAAAGCTACCAGTGGCGAACTTCCTGGCATTCCTGAGCCGTAACGCGCGGTGGATTCCAGCCGTTGGGCTTGCATGCGTCGCGGTGGTAGTTACCCACATTGGACTGCTCATTACCGATGGCGCTGAATTTGCCGCCGGCTGGCTGCAAACCTTTTCGGCAATGATGAACACCACGCTTGTCGTGTTGGCGCTTGCTTGCTTGGTTGCGTTTGCTTTGAGCCAATTTAAAAAAGGCTTGACAATTGATCTATCAGGGTTCCAGCCTATGAAAGAATTGGGCGCGGGTAGCACATCGGGAATTTCGATTGCCCCGGACATTGCCGTATTTTCTGAAAGCGAAGACGAAAGCCCACAGGACTACAACAACCGTGTAAAGCGGGCTATTGAGGGCGAGGCATGGGTATTGGTTATGCCGTTTCGCTCGGAGTACGGAGCGATCCATACATCTGGAGACGGCACAGCAAGCGAGGGCCATGTATTCCTTCGATCCAACCCGCCGCATGATGGGGGTGATGTAATCACTTTTGAAGAGGCACGCGCTGCAAAGCAAACATTTGGCCGCGAACGCTGGGACGATTATGTGGCCTACTGCAATGAGTTTGCAAAGCGGTACAAGATGTGGGCGCCAACCGCAAAAATACAGGACGGTGTAAACCCGCTCAGTGTGATTTTGAACCGGGCAACCGTGTTCGCTTTGTGCATGGTGTTGTCATTCGCTGGAATGGCTCAAAAGTCTACACAGGTACGCGAATACCTTGGAGACTTGCGATACACCACAGATGCCCCAACGGGCGAAGTTGACTTTGTTTTTTCAGGCCGGGTGTACACAAGACAGGGAGGCGGCACAAAGACATACGACCAACTTCTTACCAGCGCACCAAATTACACCGATGCGGATGACAGTGGTCGGCTTGTTGGAATAACTGTTGATGGCAAGGTAATTCTACCCATGAAAAAGCAATCCGGTAAAGCGGCGCAGGCTTCTGCAATTCCGGTTGATGAAAAGGCTGGCGTCCCAACGCTGCCATCGACAAAGGGCTTTTTTGAGAGCCTGCCGGATTCAAGCGAACTGGCAATGATGAAGCGCCAAAGTATCATCGAGCGCCGGGCGCAATGGGTAAAGGTGGAGCCAACGCTTGAATATGTTATGTGGCGTTTCTGGCAGTACATGCTATTGATTGTCGGTATTGGTGGCATCCTTTGGATTCTATCAAAAGCCAGTGCCACGGATGCAATTCACGACCTTAGCGGATATCCGCTTATTGGCAATGCAATAACCTGGCTGCACATTTCGACAAAGACAGTGCTTTTTTTGATCCTTTGCGTTCCTACGGTGATGGTATTGGGTGCAGATGTGATCCGATACTACTACACACAGGATTTTTCGTTTGTGTGGCTATTCAAATACGCTATTATCTGCTGGGCATGGTACTACGGTTTCCAGAAGATAATACCAAACAGCCCCGGAACGCAGGGACCAAACAACCGGATGGGCAACTACCCAACCGGAAACAATAACCAACGATACTTGAACCAATGATTAAATTACTTTTTTTACTGCTGCTATTTTCTTTGGTAAGAATTGGCAGGAACGAACAAAATACATACCCTGAAAACCACCCAAACTTAAACTAATGCAGTCGCCAAATTTAGGACCTGAATGGGTGTGGAAGGCAGGGTGTTTATTGTGCATCGTTGGATTCTTTTCAATACTCATAATTCTTTACGCCATTTTTGGATGGATTTTTTCACACTTACACTGGATTTAAAATGAAAATCAAGACTATTTTTCTTTTTACCACTCTTTTTGCCTCAATTTCAATCGCTCAAAACCCATGCGGCTTTGACATTGCGCCAAAACCGGATAGTCTTACCGGAATTAGACTTGGTGGATCTGGATGCCGATTTGTGGCTCCTGGAATTGACACCGCAATCGCAGTTTTTCAAGATCCTGCGCGACTGATTGAGTGGATACACCAAGACGGATACACAGATTGTGCTACTGGGACTTACAAAGACGGGGTATATATTGAGGAAAGCACATGGAAGTGCCAAATGTCCAGCACTTGGAAAGTTATCGCATGGCAAGATAGCACCCGATCCCCCGGAATGATTGATATTAACGGGCAAAGATTTTACCAATACTTGCCCGATGAAATAAAGCCAGACAAAAACGGAACCTACAATGCAGGATATGGTGATGCGGCCCCGGCCTATTGCGGATGCTTGCGCCGGGTAAATGTAGTTACTGAAACACTTTACGCTGGGTCTGGAAAGATTACTCCTGTAAAGTTACGGCCTGATTATGAGGTAGATCCGCTACATGGGTTTTCACCACAGATTCAAGGTGCGCACATTTCTACTGTTTCGCCGGAAGCACTACATCCAATTGCCACGATAAGCGACCCTGGATTCTCTCAGGGCATTACGTCGCAACCAATTGACCCCGGATTTTTAGAACCACCAAATAGGCCGCATAGAATTGTTTTTGATGGGACAGGCTCCGTAATTGTAACTTATCATGCGGATGGAAGCGTGACACTTGAATCAAACTTGAAGCCAAAGCGAAAAACGGTTTTTCAAAAAATAAAGCGAAGTTTTTAAAATGAACAAAAAGCAAATATTTTCAATTTTAAAACCAACGGTATTTTTTGCCTTTTCGGTGTATCTGATTATGTCATTTGTAGAAATTGACATTGATTTTAAAAATTGGAGCGAACAGGCAAGAGTATTTTTTGCGGTCTTTGGACTTGCAATTCCATTTGTAACATGCTCTATTTTTATAGTAGCTAAAGACATCGACATCTAAACAGTATTTTAAAATGAAAATCAAGGAGATTTTTTGGTGGTTATCCGCGGCTACGATTATCATATTTCTTTGCTTATTGTTAACCAGATACGCAGATGTAAAAACCTGCTACACCGTCGAAGTCGAGTTCACTGACGGCTCAAATCGAACTGTACAATTTGAAAGCATCGAGCGGCCAAAAGTCACAGACGAAGGCTGCATGTATGACCACAGCAAAAAAAGCTGGATTTGCGGATGCCGTGACATTCAGTATAAAGATTGCGATAAATAATTCTAAAAACTAACACCATGCCTGACAATAAAAAGGTTTCTGATTTTGAGGTAATGCAGAAAATTGCACAGGAAGGCAATGCGGATGGGATCGCCATGTTCCCTGACATCGTATCGTGGAATATGGCTAAAAAAGGCGTTCATATTACTATTGGAGCCCCAATTGATGTGCAGAAATGGCTGCTTGAAGATTCACACTATTTTGTTTTGTACGCGATCAAAAAGGACGACTTCAAAAGATTTCAGAAAGAATTAGAATCTAAATAAATGCTCATACCAGCTATACTAACCATCGCCTTCGTCCTGCTTAGAAAAACGCAGCACATCAAACACCTTCCAAAAATAGGTTGGGTGTACTGCCTGTTTTCTCCGTCATTCCCTTACATGGGTAAGGTTGGCTACTCTGCAAAGCCGGATGCAAGACGGGGTGAAATACGGGCAAGCCTGGAGCGTGAGTTAGGGCACCCGGTGAAAGTGTGGACGGTGTGCATGATGCCAATGTTTTGGGCTTACAATTTTGAAAAGGCAATCCACGGATCAAAGTTTTGGGTGAGCGCTTCAAATATGCGAGGGAGCGGGCGCACGGAATGGAGCTGGACTGTGAACGCTGTGACGGCATTTGTGACGCTTATTGTGCTGTACATCGTTGGATACGACAAGCCAAGCCACGTTGCTATCATTGTGGCGCTGCTTCCGGTTCCTATCGATTTATGCCTTTTCATCCTGCTTTTTGCCGCCTTTCAGGTTGGTGTGATTGCAGGGATTGTTTACCTTATTTTTTGATAAAATGACAGTACAACAACTTGAAGCCGGAAAAAAATTGCAGGACGCAATTAGCGACAATCGCCGCGTTTTAGAACACCTGAGATCAAAGAAAACAGATACAGATAAAATCGAAGTTCTGGTTAACTTTCTTACTCGGTGCGGTAATCTTCACGCCTCAGTGTCCAAAAAAGATTTGGCCCAATTGCTTTACGATAATTTGGTCGGATTTGTAGAAACACTAGTTGATTCAGACCAAAAAGCACTTGAAGCACTATGAAAACAGCACAAGAGTTGCTAAACGACCCGGAAGAGTTTACTGAGTATCAAATTAATGATACCTGGAAAACTCTATCAAATGAGCTTGGAAGCGACAAAGTGCTTGCTAAATTTGAAAAAACAAAATGGAAAGACCTTCGGGATTTACTTACCCACCTTGCGGCAAATTGCAGGCTTGATTACGCAAGGGCTGGCTTTTCAAGCTACCTGCACTGTAAGTTTGAACCAGGCATAATGGAGGGGCTTGAATTGGATGAGGAAGTTGAAGGGGTTGAGGCGAAGACGCGGTACGATTGGACTAAAATTCCGGAGGAGTGTGAATGGGCTGCGACGGATGAAGGAGGGTCAGTTTTTGGATACATGAATAAACCGTGGAGGGGCAATGGATATTGGTTTGACCATAATGGCATTAAAGGTACCATTTGGTTGATTGCCGAGATTGATCCACCAGCAGATTGGGCAGATTCGCTAGAACAGAGGCCAAAAACCACACAACATGATTAAACAATACATCAAAGATTGCATGCTTTTTCAAAGCAAATCAACGATACACATCTTGCTTGGGCTTTGGTCTTGGTCGAGTATTGCTTTGGCGGTATTGAATATTTCAAAAATTGTATTAAAATGACACCACTACAAACTTTCTACGAAAAATTGACGAAAGAAGACAACGCACCTCCTTTCTCTGAATTGTCAGACGCGCAAAAGGCTCCATTTGAAAAGTCGTTTGGGTTTGCCGCATTTAAAGCGTCTCTCGCCTTTAAGGAATTTGCAGCCGCCGTAAAAGGAATGATACCAAAGCGAAAGGCAAGAGTAGTTAGACACAAACAGCGTTGATCAATGAAGCAAGCCATCGACATAATACAACTACTAATCACCGACCTGGGCCCATTCAGCTTTTTGATGGCTGTGATACTGGCATGGGCTTTGTTTCAGCTCGGGAAATTAGCAGGGATTTTTCTGAATGCATGCATGTTGGCTGCAAAGGCAATTAAAGGTAGTTTGTTCAACCCATTCAAGCTGCAAAACGCAGCATTGGTAGTTCTGATTGGGTTTATCATCTACCTAAACGGTGACGCGGTTACAACGGGACTGCAATACATTGAGCAGCGAATAAGCCCGACATACATAAGCACAGACACATCTTTTTCTGCAGAAAGCAAATTTGAAGACGCCATAAAACGCCACACAAACGAGGCACAATTTTTGACGGTTAGGGATAGCACCAGGGCGCTTGCAAGGGAGATTGGATGCAGGCCGCAGGACATTTACTTGGTGGCATACAGTGAGTGCGGCCTAAACCCGTTCACGATCCGGACGGACGGAATTGCGGCTGGGTGGATACAGTTTACCAGGGCGGGGTTGAATGGACTTGGTAGGAGCCTTGAGGAAGTTAAGGCGGCATGCAATGCAAAGGACGCGGTGGAAATCATGCGATTAACTGGGGCATACATTCGCCGGGCGGCGGCTGGCAGGAAGATTGAAAATGCTGCCGATTTTTATTGCGCTGTGTTTGCCCCTGCAAAAATGGGGGCCGGAATGGATGATACTCTTTACTCCGGGCTCTCAAACCCTGAATACTATTTGAACGCGGGGCTTGATGGGTTTTTTGTTGAAGGTGAAAAAGTGTTATATTTGCCCCACCTAAAGGATGGGAAACTTACAAAGCGTGATTTGCAAAGCGCTCTGGAATATAAGAAAGCTAAATTTTTGAAGTAAGAGATAGCAAGCCCTTGCACGTTAAGGAAAACCAGCCACGGGTGCAGGGGAGGTTTTGCAGGTTGGGCCAATGCGGACGGTTTATTGTAGGCAAAGAAATTGTCGAGCACCGCAGTAAATTCTAACAGCTCGGAATGACGGGCAAACGGAGACTTAACTCAGTTGGTAGAGTAGCGGTCTGAAACACCGCCGGCACAAGTTCAAATCTTGTAGTCTCCACACAAACATGAAGAAGCAGTACGGTGGATTTGTGCAAATGAAGCCGTACTGCAAAGAGTTGTTCTTTATTGCCAGTAGCGCGAAAACCGGGATAAAGATGACAGCGTGGAAAGACACGCAAAATCGCGCTGTGGAGCAGATGGTTAGCTCGTGTGACTCATGATCACAAGGTCGTAGGTTCAAGTCCTGCCAGCGCCACACATTTAGTTGGTTATTCAGTGATTAGGGCGGGTGGATTCAATACCATTCGCCCGCTTTAAAATTCCAGTCCAATGAATCAGTATGATATGGAACCGATCCCACCGGAAGACCGCGAAAAGATGCGGCACTACATCATTGCGGGCGTTGTAGCGTTGGTAGCGCTTGCACTTTCCGTTTTCATGCTTTCAGGCTGCTCAGAACATGATCCGATGCCAACAACAGAGGAAAGGCTACACGGCGCATGGGAACGCAACTGGCAAGGATTTGAACAGACATGGTACTTTGATGACGGCCTTTGCATTGCCCATTCGATCATTCCAGCGCAGCCTGTACAGGAATACTTTTGGTATTACACAATTCAGGGCGACACGCTGACATTTACGAACCTTGCAACGTCTGGGGTGTTTAGAGATGAAGTTCGTGCGGTGGTTGCTTTCGATACCGACAGCACGGCTTTTTTGTATTGGTTGAGTGGGATTAACTATCACTTGAAACGGATTTGATTAAATATGGAGGTACAACTTAAAGCGCCAAGCACTCACTACGCCGCCAAAAAGCCCGGCGAAGATAAAAAAAGTCATTTCAGGCGCATACTTGTAAAGGTTAGCAGAAACCAACTTTGCCCGTGTGGTAGCGGTATAAAATTCAAGTCATGCCATAAAACGGAGGCAGCGCTTATTACACTTTCACATGAACGATTTGAGCAAGCGTTAAGAGCCAAAGAAATGGCAAGTACAATTTAATGGGGTATGGGTAAACGAAAAGGAGTTGCGGCTCCACAGCATACAGAGGAAGAAAAGATAGCGCTTGCAAAGCAGGTGTGTGATCTGTATGAATCTCAAAACTGTACACTGGAAAGCGCATGCAATGAAGTAGGAATCCCAATGCGAACGTTCCACCTTTGGAACTCGCAAATTGCCGAGATTGCCGAATACTATAAAAAAGCCAAAGAAAATGCAGATGAGTTCTACTGGCAGGAACTACTAAGGCCAAAGCTAAAGACAAGCCTACAGCTTTTAGTCGAGGGGTTTGATGAACAGCAAGAGGTTGAGGAGGATGTGTACTGGCAGGGCGTAGCAGTTAAAGACGCGGTAAGTGGCAAGACGCTAAGAAAAAACAAGGTAACCAAATCAAGAGTTGCCCCGAACGCAACGAGCGTAATATTCGGCATGAAGGTTGTTTTCCCTGAAAAGACAAAAGACCGGGCAGATGTTACCAGCGACGGCAAGCAGATAGGACAGAACCCGCTAGACGGCCTTTCAATCGAAGATAAGGCGCAAATTTTGAGGATTCTACTTAAAAAAGATGCTGACAAATGAACAGGTTATCCAGCTCAAAATAGACTGCTTCAAAGCGGGTATTTATGACGGTCTAGACTTGTCGGATAAGCAGATTTCTGCACTTAGTGTTTTGTCTGACAGTGAAATAAAGGAGCTTTTGTTTGGAGGGGCGGCGTACGGTGGGAAAAGCTGGGTTGGTTGCGAGTGGTTTTTGTGGGCTTGCTTGTCGTATCCAGGTATCAGGTGTTTTATTGGCAGGCACCGACTAAAGCAGATTCGTAAAAGTACAATTGTGACCTTTAAAAAGGTTTGCAAAAAGCACAATATACCTCAGGATTGGTGGCATTATAACGAGGTGGATGTCTTCATAAGGTTCAAAAATGGTTCTGAGATAGTGGGGCTCGAAATGATGTACAAGCCTTCAGACCCAGACTTTGAATCTTACGGGTCTACTGAATTTACTTTTGGATGGGTGGAGGAAGGTGGCGGGGTTAGCGCAAGGGCTTATGAGATAGCAGCGACAAGGATAGGAAGGCACATGAATTTTGAGTATGGGATAATCGGCAAACTTCTTATCACCGGAAACCCGTCTCGAAACTGGATGTACAGGGGATTCTACAAACCTTCAAAGGACGGAAAACTACCCAAAAACAAAAAGTACATTCAGAGTTTCAGTTATGAAAATATCAAGGGAGATCCGGGATATATAGAGACATTGCAAGGGCTTACCGGACAAGCCAGACAAAGGCTCCTGCTTGGTAACTGGGAATTTGAAGACGACCCGAACCAACTGATTGAAAGCGCTGCGATTTCAGATATTTATGAAAACATCCAGGTCCAGCGCGACGCAAACAGGAAGTGCATAGTTGCTGATATTGCCATGCACGGCAGCGACATTTACCGGGCCGCGTACTTTGAGGGTGATGTGATGGTTGAACACTTTTCAATGGCAAAGAGCGGAGGCAAAGAGGTTTTAGACCGCATCCAAGATTTGAGAATAAGGCGCGGCGTTCGGGCGAGTGGTGTGATTTATGATAGCGACGGCGTAGGGGCATTCATTGGAGGCAAGGGCGGATTTATAACTGGAGCGGTTGCGTTCCATGCAAATTCAGCTCCGATAAAGACGGATAAGGACAAAGGGCGTATATTTGCACACCTGAAAGACCAATGCGGATTCCTTTTGGCAGATGACATCAACGAGGGAAAGATATACGCAGAGGCCGTAACTGAGCCTGAAGACCAGGAGATGCTATCAGAAGAACTGGCAGCGATCAAGAAAATGGATACAGGGGATGGACCATTGAGGCTGATACCAAAAAAGGGAACCGGAACGCAGCAGGGGGTAAAAGAGCTGATTGGAAGGAGCCCGGACTTTTCAGATTTGTTTTTGATGAAAAAAGCATGGGACTTGATTCAGAATTCTAAACCAACACAGGGACTTTACTCTGTGTACACTTCATAAAAAATATGGCAACTGTACAATCACTTTCAAAAATGATGCAGCCAGGCACAGTGCTTGCCGGTGGCGACTGTGAAACCTGCGGTAAAGGTGGCGACACTCCAAAGGTCGTTACTCGGGTGGCTATGGCCAACATGGAAAAGCTGAATAATCCTGTTCAAAAGGTAGCGCAATCGGCCCCAAAGCCAGAGGCCGCAAATCAGAATCTACCTAAGAAGGATGCGCAAGAACCAGCCGAAAAGCGCACACTTCTAAGCCCAAACAAGCCAGAGGGCAAATGATTGAGCTAACACTCCAGTCAGGTGAAGAAATAAAGCTGCCAATAACGGTTGATGACGTGCCGGCAAAGGCTTGGTATGAAATGTCAGCCCGTGAAAGGGAGCTGGAAAAGTTGGGCGAAAAGGTAGAGTCTGCCGATTTTATCAGATACGTCACTGAAGCGGTTAAGTCCGTGGTGGATATACCGGATAATCTTGCATTTGGATTGCCAGCTAAAGCCATTCTCAAAAAAGAATGGCAGCTGACGCCGGAGTTTATTGCCAGCGTAAAGACAAATGGCGTTGATACGATTGAGGCGACGGTGCTGAATATTTACAGGCACCTGCTTTTTGTAACGAGAACCTTTCAGCCCTGCCAATTTCCGGTTGAGTACGACGGTAGCCTTTGGCAGATTACGCCTAACCTGAAAGGCATAGCTTACGAGGGAGAGTTCACAGCTCAGGAAACGGTTGAGGTATTGCGTCTCGAGCAGATGTTTGAAAAGGAACTTGTAGAGGCCCGTAAAAAAGAGTTTGACTTTACCGCAATATCGGCGGCTGACTACGGGCTTTCACAGGTGCAATTAGCCATTTTATTGAGGCCGGTTGTTGATGGGGTGATTGAGCATTTGCCGATGGGTGAACAAGCGATTGAGCGGTACATAAATGAACGGGTTACCGAATTGGACAATCTGCCGTACTCTGTCATTTTATCTGTACGCGCTTTTTTTTTGAGTTTTTTAACAGCTGCTTCGTTACTTTGGGTGACGATGGAAACCCTAAAGGAAACCTAGAATACACACCTTACTGGATTGGAATAGAAAGACCAGGGGATTATGAGGGAATGGAGCAAAAGGACATTGACAAGATGAAGCGCATCTCAAAGAAGCGGGGTAAGCAGATCACAGACTTGATTGGTTGGCGCCATATTTACCCGGACATACAAAAGTGCGGGTATTTTGGAAAAACTTTGCATGAGGTGTACAATGTCGGATTTAAGACCGCCGTGCATGCAATGAATTTGAACCTTGTAACTGGAAATTGAATATGAAACCAAGAATGATAGGATTGCCAGTAAACACCATTGCTCTTTTGGACATGGAAAAGCGTGGTCAATCCACAATGGTTATGTGTAGGATGTTGGGAAAGTTTGTAGACAGTATTCCTAAGTCCACAAAAGACTACACCCTTTTGGTTTCTAAGCATATGTTTGGATTGATAAAGCAGAACTGCCCAGAAAGTATAGATCGGTACTCTATCTTGCCAATATCTCCATGCTAAACGAAATCATATTCCCAGCAGCTATCCGAATCGTCCGCGCTTTTCCGGCGGGATTCAACAGCCGTCCAAATAGCTTTGGGGTGATCAACACCCTGGGCGACATTGACAGCGATAGCCTAAACGCATCCATGCGAGACGGAAGGATTGGCCGATATTGGGGGCGAAAATGGGAGGCAAGCGGCAAAGATTCAAGCCAAATCCAATTTGAAAATAGCCTGGTGTTTATTCGCACTGAGGCTATTACTTTTTCAAAGGAAGCCAAACACGCATCCGAAAAAATATGCCAGAGAATTGAGGTAGCGGTGGCCTCACTTCCTGAATGCGAGGGTTGCGCATTCGCCAGATCTGATTCTGAAATTGAAATTGACAACGCAATTGTGTTGAACAAAATAGTGTCAGAGCTTACACAAATTTTGCCGTTCGTGGTCACAATTCCCACCAATTTGGGCGGGATCGGAGCATCAACATACTGGATTATGCCATCTGAAAAAGCATGGCTCGAAACAAATGGTGTAGTTTTCCCGGTGTTTAAATCTTGCCCGGCTTACCTTTCGGTCGCAAAAACATCCAATGAATTTCAGTCATTCACATACGGGACCGCTGGAATGATTATAACGACTGCAAAATTGCAGGTATGTTGGTGTGATTCAACGAATGTTGATTTTAATTTTGCGCTCAGCAGTTTTAACGAGGCAGCATACACTGGCTGTGAAACATGCTGACCATGCCAGTAATTGACACCATCAAAAACATCATACGCCGTAAATTCGAGACAGAACTTGAATTGATAATTTCGGATTTGCGCGATGAGCTGAGGCAGCAGGGGCACCTGGCGACCGGATCACTGGAAGATTCGCTTACCTTTGAAATAAAGGATAGTGATACGGACGGGCTTTTGGGAACAATCTTTGGGAATGATTATTGGAGGCCATTGGATACTGGGGTAAGCTCGGGGCGGATACCATACACGCCTGGAAAAGGCAGGGGAGGCACATCCAAATATATCCAGGCGCTTATTGATTGGGCGGTGGTGGTAAGGCCTGAGCTTGACGAAAAAGAAAGAAAAGGATTTGTGTTCGCTGTGGCGACAAAGGCAAGCAGGGAAGGTAACCCAACGCGCGGGAGCTATGCGTTTTCCAGGAACGGGTCACGGACAAACTTTGTACAACGGGTTATTGATAAGCATATCAACCAATTAGCCGCAAATATCGGTGGTCAGGATTTGGCGAACCGGATAGCTGCTGAAATATTAAAAGCTGCGTAATGGCTACAACAACAGCAATTATAAAACTTGACCTTCAGATAGATGGCGGTCAAAAACTAGCCATTAGTGTCGGCAACCTGAAGGAGCTAAAGGACGCGATCAAGCAGATTAATGCCCAAAAGATCACGCTCGATCCACGGAGCCCACAGTTTCAGGCAGCATCCAACCAGCTCAAAATATTACAAACGCTTTATAAGGGGCTTGCCAAAGACGCCGACAGCGCAGAAACTCAGATAGAGCAGGCCAACGCCGCGCTAAACCAGCCACCAAAAGCAATTGGGTATTACCGCCAACTCCAGGCACAACTGGTGGCACTTACCAACCAGTACAAAGACCTTTCTCAAGCAGAGCAAAACAGCAAGTTTGGCCAAAATCTTGCAAAGCAGATAGGCGGCATAAGTGCTAACTTAAAGGCACAAGATGCGCAGCTAGGTAACTTCCAAAGAAATGTTGGGAATTATAAGCAGGGGTTATTAGGAATTGGTGATCTTGTTACGGGAGGGGTTCTTACCGGAGGCATCCTCGCTGTTGCTGCGGGGGCAGTTGCGCTTGGTAAGAAAGTAGTCAACATAAATGCGCAGGTATCGGATAGCATCGCAGACGTAGCTAAGGCCGCGGAGGTTTCTATATCTTTCGTTAACGATCTATCAGATAGGCTTGAAACAAGGGATACCAGGACAAGCTTGGTTGACCAATTAGGTATTGCAGAAATAGGTGGCAAGTTAGGCGTTGCAAAAAACGACCTATTTGGATTTGTTGAGGCGGTTGACGTGGTAAATGTGGCATTAGGAGATCAATTTGGCGGAAGCGTGGAACAGACAACAGAGGTAATTGGTAAACTCCGAAATGTACTTCTTGACGTTAAAACCGATAATATTGGAACTGATATTGTTGGAATTGGTAACGCCTTGAATTTCCTAGAGGCGCAGGGGGCCGCAAGTGCTGGAACAATTGCAGATTTTGCTGGCAGGATTGGAGGCGTTGCTGCACCTCTAGGCGTAAGTGCCGGGAAAATATTAGGTGTTTCAGCAACACTTGACGAACTTGCGGTAAATGCAGAGCGCGGTTCAACTGCTGTAATTCGGATATTGCAAAGAGTTGCTGTGGCTCCAAATGATTTTGCAAAGGCAATAGGTGTTCCAGCACAGGAATTTAAAGACTTAGTAAATAAGGATATTTTTGGATCGGTTCAATTATTCCTTGAAAAGCTAAATGACAAAAAGCTTTCAAATACGGAGTTACAGACCACGCTCAAGTCTTTGAAAATTAACGGGGTTGGCGTGTCTGAGGTTGTTGGAAAGTTAGGGTCAAACTTGGGTCTATTATCAACAAGAATAGGCCAATCAACAAAAGCCCTTGGAGAATCTGGGAGCGTTACGCAGGAATTTGAAAAAAAGAACGTAACGCTTGGCGCCGCAATTGAAAAAACATCAAATGCTTTTTCAAACCTTCTAACTAACAGTAAAATAGGGGGCGGGTTTGCGTCTTTGTTCCTTGGAATATCAGATTTTATAAATGGAATAGCGCAGGCTTCTAACAAGCTTTACGATCTAAAAGCCGCAACGGATGGAGCAGGTACTTCAAATCAAATATTGAAGGATTCATTTATCAATCTTTCTACCGAAATTGAAAATGACACCATTGCCACAGAAAAAAACTTTAACATATTAAAAAACGGGAAAAGCACACAGGAGCAAAGGAAGCAGGCAATAGATGAGCTTGTAAAGCTATACCCTTCACTGCTTACACAGCAGCAATTAGAGGCCGCTAACATTGAGCAGTTAAACGGCTTACAGGCTTTGTCTACACAAGTCTTGAGAGCGCAAATAACTGAGCGCATAAAGCTTCGATCAAAGGAGCAGATCACAACTGAGCTGGTACAGAAGAAACTTAGGCAGGTTGAGCTTGAGGCTACACCCGATAGGGCTTTGCTTGGCGAACTTACATCCGGAGAAACGCTGCGGAATTTCGGCATTTTAGACCCTATAAAATTGAGGGCAAGGCTTAAAAGCCAATTTGATGGCGACATAAAGGAGTTTGAAAATGCGCTTGAAAACGTAGATGCGCAGTTTTCAAGATTGCAAAAGTCCGGGGAGGATAATCTGAGCCCACAGGAACAAGATGCTTTGGATAAGTTCAGGCAGTTCAATGAGGGAGCAGCGGCGGCAACGACTATATCAACGACGGCAACGGACAATGACACCGAATCAAAAGCCAAAAACAAGGCCGAAAACTTAGGCGCAGCTGATTCAATCGCCAGGCTCACCAAGCGCGTTACTGAATTACAGGATGCGCTTTCAAAGGCGCCTCAATCCGGTATAGTTTCAGCGACCCAAAAACTTGTACTTGCTGAGCAGGCGCTTGCCAGGGCAAAGGCAAAAGAACAAGAAGCCCGGAACCCAACGCAAAACCTCACAGAATTTCAGCAGGCAGAAGCGGGGCTTATAAGCCTTGGAGTTGATGTAAACACCCCGAAAAATGAGGCGGACGCAAAGGCGCAGCTTGACGCGTTGGCGCTTGAATTGTCGGGATCGGTTGGTGTTACCATTCCGGTAGAAGTTGATCAGGAACAGGCCCGCAAAGACTTTGAGATTCAGAAATACTTTTTGGATCAGGAAGATAAGATCAAGGCTGCAAACGCTGAAAAAGAAAAAAGCCGCAAAGAAGACCAACAGCAACAAAACCAAGAGTTTTTGGATATCGGATTGCAGGCCGCGACCCAATTCAATAACCAGCTTGCGGCACAGGAAACGGCCAGGGTAGACAACCAGCTACAAAAGCAAACAGAGGCAATCCAAACCGAGTTTGACGAAAAGCGGGCAGCGGCTCAAGGGAACGCTGTAATTATTGCCAACCTAAACAAACAGCAACAGGCGGCGCAAGTAGCTGCTGAAAAGGCAGCAGCCAGGGAACGCAAGCAAATAGCCCTCAAAGAGGCGGTTATCGCATACGCTTTGGCCGCTATTAAGGCGGGTGCAAACATTGCCGGGCAAATACAGGCGGCGGCGGTCTTTGCGCTTAGTCTTGCGGCAATCAATGCACAGCAGTTTTATGAGGGTGGTGTGGCCAAAGATGTTGCGAATCAGCAAGGGGTGGTTAAGTCTGCGAATATGAAGCCGACGCGCCACGGTGATAACCGGGTGGCGTTCCTAAAGGTTGGGGAAAGGGTTTTGACAAAGGACAACCAGGCGGCTATTGAGCAACAGTACGGGGCCGGTATTTGGAGAAACATAGGGGCTAAAGACCCCGCATCGATATTTGGGGCGCGGCACGGATCAATGGTTAATCCGTCCTACGGGTTCGGTAGACCAATCCTAAACGTGAACACCTCGTTATCCAGGGAGGATATAGGACTACTTGCCAGAGCCAACGCGATAACCAGCGAACGCATTGCGGAATCAGTTAAGGTTGGAATGTCAGAGGGGGCGAAGTACAACGCAAGGCAAGAAAAAGCACTTTCAAAAACGAGATAGATTATGGCAAGCTGCTCACCACTTCAGGCAATTGAAATTGACACCAATTGCTCTAGGCAAGTTGAAGATCCTTTTATGGTTGCCATTTCTAATGCAAGGAGCATGATAATAAGGCAGGTATTAAAGGATGCTATTGGCGGAGATGTTAGATTTGATGACTACAAAAAAGTTAGATTTATTAGCCACCCTGCACGGATTGGGTTTGTAAGTATTGAGGATTTTGTTTTTTGTGACATAGTTTTAGGGCAGATAATAGCAACTGAAACCCATATTTTATTCAAACCAAATAAGATTGAAACAAAACTTGATGTGATTGAAGGACTAGTAACAAACTTCATAATGTCAGAAAGTAACTAAACCATGCCACTACTTCAATACCCAATATCCGGAAACCCACGCAGAGGCTACGACGTGAACTCCATCAGCATGGTAGAGATGACCGTTTCTGCGTTGTGGGGCGAAACACTTACGTTTCGATTCTTAATGAGCGATGGGGTGATAGCATCGGGCGCGGTGGCTGTGATCATTATAACCGTTACGGCAGCAAATATTGCAGACGGTACGGCATTCCAAATCGCTGAGCAGGACTTCACGACAGACAACACCATAGCATTCAACACAGACACGCTTGTAAACTTCAACCAATCAGATGCACTTAAACACGCACAAAACCTGCAATCTGCAATACTGTCAAATGCGTTTTTTGCTGGCAAGGTCCAGGTAACACTTTTTGCATCTGGGCTTGATTATGAAGTCACAATCACATGGCTAAGCAAAGGGCACCAGTTCACAGCGGGTACAGCTATGCCCGCCCCATATTCAGCCCCCACTATTGTCGAGGGTATTGATGTTGAATTGGTAGAGGGGTATGCGCTTGTTTATCAGGTTTGGATGGAGGACGGAGGCGACAATAAGCCAATAACTGATTGGCGGGCCATTACGCCACAAATCACAGTAGAACAGGAGTTTTCAACGTGTGAGATTGAGGTGAACGACGCATTGCGCCCGTACCTTAATCTGGTATTCCCATACGGCGCAAAAAATACGGCGGCAAGGGAGGTCAATGCAAGAAAGAAATTTTGGATTCAGTACGGATGGAGGGAGGTTGCCAAAATATCAGGTGTTGTAAACACCTATTTTCACGAAATAAAGGAAACATATAAGGAGTGGGCTGTATATGCGGCTTTGCAGGAAACAGACAGAAACGGGATGCGGCTTTGGTTTTCTGGTGGTGACGCTCCGATCATTCCGGAAATGAAATTCATGACTAAACGCCCACACTTCCAAGTAGGCAGAACCTCAATTGGTTGGCTTTATTGCATACTTGATTTGAAGGAACGGCTCGCCCTTGGTAGCGTGACGTACAAGTATTATGTAGATAGATGGGACGGTGCCGCATGGGTGAACGTATCAAGCTCCACCATTGGAACAATTGACGGAATATACCGCGTACCTGCACACCCGGCAAACTTACCAACGGCATTGCCATCCACTACAACGACTTACAGAACCGAAATAAGAGAGGACACGCTTGGAAACACATACGCCTCACAGACATGGGAAATAGGCGGGTGCGAACCAATTATGCAGGTATGGTTTTTGGGCGACTTGGCAGCCTATGAAGACTTTAGTTTTGATTCTGTTTTTGAAGAGGAAAATGTGGTTGACATGGAAATTTCACTTATGGCAATCCAACCATTCGACAATGACAGCCTGACAAACTACGGTACAAGGTTGGCCACGGGTGGGCGGCAAATTGTGAACGTGAAAAACTATCGGAGAATTACGGGGCGAATAGGCGCCATGTGTGACTTGGAAGTTTTCAAGCAGTATTTGGAATCATTTTTGAAGTCACCGCTTAAATATTTGAGGTATAACTCTTTGTATCCGCCAGACACAGGAAGTATCAGCAACATAGAAATCCAACGCAGCATCTTCATTGATCCAGGCAGTATCGTAACGCGGGCCGATGGCGATATGGTGGAAGCTGAAATTAGTTTCTATTTCCACAAGGATCTAAACGTTCAGGTGTAATGGATCAAAACATCAAAATAATACCTGATTATCAACTGCCAGTGTTGACACCTTCCATACTGAGGCCGGACAGTAATTTGATGCCAGTTGATTATGGTGGAGACTTGGAGGTGGTAGAGGTTTTGGAAGAGCTAAACGACGCGGCAAAACTAAAAGAATCAAGCACCTTTGATGCGGACATTCCGTACAACACCAACAACCGATGGATTGTAGATAATTATGGGAATGACATTCCAGTTTTAGTCAATGCGCACGGATTACAGCTACCAGATCGATCTATCAAGGTAAATTCTTACAGTGAATCAAGCGGTCAATACGATGTTTCTTTTGTGAGGTCACAGGAGTGGCCTGAAATCCTAAAGGCGCTTTCACTGAATCAATTGGACGGATTTGACCCTTTCCAATTAAGCGAGGCATTTATTGATGACAACCAGCTAAACGATGCGGCCTACCCTGGAACCGGCCCAACACCAACCCGCGGACTTTATACACCACTGGCATACTACGGAGGCTTAAACCGGTTCAATGAGGCAAACTCATTATTTGAGTTGACCTATGCCGATTTTAGGCTGTGGTTTCATTACGGAAAAATATTGGAGCAGTGCTTTTTTGCGGCTGGGTATAAAATGGATTGTCCGCTACTACTTACTCCATACGGGCAGAGGTTGGGGTGGTACCTGGTTGGAGATGCGAAAATTTATGAGGGGTTTTATTCCAAAACATTCCTTAAAAATAAACTACAGTTGCCCGCATCGCCTAAATATGCCTTTAAAGTAGAAAAAACAGCTCCACAGGCAATAACCGGAACTGGAAACCCGGCATTTTCAAATGGAGAAATTATAACATTTCAAAATGACAGCACGGGAGGTTTCTTTGATAACGGATCAGGGGTTATGGAAGGCTTTTATGACACCGTTGAAGAATCAATACAGGGGTTTTCCGGGATGTGGCGGTATGAGATAAGGCTTTTAATTACGGGAGATACAACAGATTCATTTTGTCAACTTAGGTTTTTTAATGAAACTTTTTTGGGAAACCCAACCGCATATACAATATTTTATAATAAGGGCGGTACTGCTATTTTTGTAGATTCTATTCCTATAACTGTGCCCGCAAACGTAACGACAGAGTTTATCTTTTATGCAACTGTAGAATGCTGGACATCACTTAGAAATTTAGGCTTCGGATTTGACGTTGGGGATAATTGCACCGTAGAGGCCGGAAGCACCATAGAAGGTTGGGGCGAATCCATTATAATCACAAATGAACGTTTCGCAGATCCAGACACGATAAACGGAACCATCGTTTTCCCTCAATCCTGGCTATCGCCTAAAATAAAGGCAATTGAACTGCTTGAGGACTATTGCCACCGGACAAACTCAAAGCTTTATACTGATCATGCGCGGCGCATTGTCGGGATCTATACAGAGCATGACGTGCCGACCTACGGCGTGGAAACAGAAGCCTACTACTTCGATACCATCGAGCAGGACTTGTCTTTGATGCAGGTTGAAAATTCGGCACAGGTCAGCTTAAAATCAGTGGTAACACCCGCCAAATACATTTTAGGGTTCAAGGAATCAACAGACGAATACATTGCCAGCGTCACAAAGGAAACTCCATTCGATGCGGTGATTGATATGCAAGGGTACGGCACAAACATTGATCCAGACAAAACGGTTGAAAATAGAAGCAACCTGACTGAGCCGAGCATAGAAAGGCCATTTATAGAAATCAAAAGCACAAATCCAACCCATATTCCATTATCTGTTTTGGCTATTCTTGACAACCTATCGGGCGAGCCAAGCACGATAACAGCCCCGAGAACTGCATATTTTTACGGGATGGTAAGGCAGCGAACTGCGCCGCTTGCATCCACATACAAAAAGCACGTACGTAGGTGGGGAGGACTTAGGCAGACAACAGAGTATTTTGCCTATGCTACACAGTACCCATTGGGGCAATTAGTAGAGCCTGGATCATCAACCCCAATAGATAATGAGAAAACATTGGTTTATGATCATACAGAGGCGGTGACGGAGCCACTGAAAAGATATTGGATAGACACCATCCGTATTTTGTACGTTCAACAAACCCGGACGCTTTCGATAATTGTCGGCTCTTTCAATCGGTTTATTCAGATGAATTTCCGTGCATTGTACCGTTTCAAGTTTATGGGGCTGGATTGGAAAGGACGTTTGGTGACTAAAAGAACTAAGGTAAACGATTACCGCAAGGTTGAAATCGAAGTAAGGGAGGACCTACCATGATGGAATCAGAAGACACGGTTAAGCACAGGCTTTTGTCGCGTGTGCTTTTAGGGGCCGACACCGAAACGGCAAAGGTGATATTGTCTTTGGGTGAAGAAATGACGGTTAAAAGGCTGCTTGTTGCAGTGGCAAAAATTGACTGCCACCTTAGCGCCGGTCTACTGGTTATAAAGTACGGAGTAACCCAAACGCAGGCGAAGGAAGCGAGAAACGAAGCCAACAAAAAGATAGCAGATTAAAAATGGGGTAGCCGACAAGCTACCCCATTCCTTTTGTACCTCACCCAATAAAAGTCTTTCGGCCTCACCTTTGCTACCGTGAAGGGAATGAACCATTTTTTCCATTTAGGCCAAAACTGGCATATTGATAAGGGCTTTGCAATTGCGGCACTGTCAAAGTACGCAAATAATATGCGTGCAATGGAATTAGGGGCCACGATTGCAGACTTGTTCCTTGAATCTAAGCGGGATTCTGAAACCATTGAATATGTAAATGTTCAAGGTGGAAAAATTGCCGTTGTGCCTTTGACAGGTGTAATGATGCTCGAAAGCGGGCTTTGCAACGCCGGGATTCAAAAGGTATCCAACCTGCTACGGTCAGCCTCACAAGACCCTACTGTTTTGGCAATTGTGGTGGAGGCAAACACCGGCGGCGGCGAATCGCTTGCAGGTCAAGAGTTTTCAAACGCAGTTGCAGAATCTACAAAGCCTGTCGTGTTCTACTCTCACTTTCTGGCAAGCGCCGGCGTAATGGCTTCGCTCCATGCAGATGAGGTTTATGCAGCCGGGAATCAGTCAGAGATCGGAAGCATAGGGGTAATGGCAACCGTCGACAGCGGGTTTTTAGAGTGGTACGCCAAATATTTCACGGCATACTACGCAGACACTTCTCCAAATAAAAATGAAGAGCTGCGAAGCCTTTTGGACGGTGACCCATCAAAGCTGATTGAGGCGCTGAATAAAGCGGATGAACGGTTTATGGGCGATGTGAAAAAGTACAGGGCATTGCAGGGCGATGCCGCAACAATCAAAGAAACTCTTTCAGGACGTATGTTTTTTGCTTCAGATGCACAAAAACGCGGCCTTATAGATGGAATAAAAAACAAGGCAGAGGTTATTGCCCGAGCCCAACAACTAGCCAATCAGTATTCAAAATCTGGGCGGCCCAAAAAAGGTAAAAAAATGGCTTCTATTTTTTCTAGCGAGTTCTGGACTGGCAAACTAAACAGTCAAAGCACAGAAGAACAGACAGATGAAACTTTTGTAAAGGCACTTGAAACCAAGTTCACAGAACTGGAAGCAAGTGCAACGGACCTGACAACCAAGCTGGCAGAGTCAGACAACGCCAAAAAAGCAGCTGAATTAAAGGCCACAACCTTGGAGGCCCGCGTAGCTGAACTTGAAGCGTTGAACGTGACACTATCAGAAAAGGTATTGTCTTTAAACACGCAATCGGAAGCACTTACCGAAAAGGTATCTGCTCTTGAAACCGAAAAGAAAAACCTTTCCACTCAATTGGCAGCATTGACGCTGAAAACCTCAGCAACACCAGAGGCTCCAAATGAGATTTCAGATAGTAAGGTAATTGAATCCGCCGCTAAGAAATCGTTTGGCGGTTCTGTTGAAGTAAAATAAATTCTTTACCGGGGGCAATTGCTACCGCTAAACAAAAGCACATGAATATCAAATACGGGGCCGGGTCACAGGGCCAAATCACGCTCGATCAAAAAACGGTAAACCTGTTCCTTATGGAACGGTTCGCTAATACCCTGCTGCCATATCAAAATGCCTTGCAGGTGTTTTCGTTCATGGAAATGAACCAGGATAAAAAGTACATCCGGCACAGATCAAATCTGAGCGGTGCTTTTTGGCAGCCACACGTTCCATGCGCTCCAACGGCACAGGGCGGTCTTGCAATCACATCGGTTGCAGCAGAGCCATGCGCACTGGATTTCTTCATGGAAATTTGTTCTGAAATGTGGGGAACATGTTTCAGCTACATGGATCGGTTCAACCGCGACGGCTCGATTTCTACCGAAGACTTTGACCGGATCTTTGCAAGCGTAACCAAAGACCTGAGCAATACTGCGGCACGCGAGTTGCTTTCTGTGTTGTTCCTGGGCAAGTTCTTCTCCAACCAGGTTGGACTTACCGCAAACCCGAATGTTTCATTTGAAAACCAGTCGGCATTTGCAAAGCAGGAAGCTGCATGCACTGGCTTGCTGTGGTACTTGACGCAAAACATCGCATCTTGCGAAGTTTTCAATGGCATCGACTATACAAGCTGCAACAACGCTGAAGACATCATTGCGATGTTTGAACGTCTGCGCTGCTGCGCCCGTGATCAGGATGCAAACTTTGGTCAAATCGTTGACCTTGGCTACATGCCTGGCACAGACGAGGCGGCGCCAGTTATGCTTGTTTCTGGCAACCTTTACGGCAGACTGACCGGAACATATACCGGCCTGCAAAATATCGTTTCCCCTCAGTTTTCGCCTATTGGCAAGATGGAAGTGGTTGGTCTTAACGGTTCACGTTACACACTCTACACTTTCCACGGCATTCCTGTTATTCCAGTAAGCGCGATCAACGCATGGGATGCACAGTACACCGGAATTGCTACGCAGTTTGTAGCCATGACCGTAGCGGGTAACATTGAGTTTGGTACCAACTTTGCCGGCAGCCTTGTTGAAGGTGTTGAAGAGCCTGTTGCTTTCCAGGTTGCTCGCAAGCCGGGGCTTGAAAACCAGAACATTGTGCAGATTAAATCTGCCGCGCTTCTTGATGTAAATGTGATCAACCCTGAACTTTTGGTTTGGGATGTTAGCCGCGTTTCTCTGTAAACAAACCTCTAACTGCTTAAAAATTAAAGTATTATGGCTAATTTAGGGGCAAACTGCGCACCAAATACGGCAAGCTTTGCTGGCGTTCTATCCTCCACACGTTGCGAGGCAGCGCCAGGCGTAAACAAGGCGTACTACTCGCCTATTTCTGGCCTGAATCTGACAACGATGCAGACCGTGCCTACAAACTTTGTGGTCACGAACTGCGGGGCAATTGTAAATTTCATCATGCAGTCTGGCGAGGTATTCCTCCCGATTGAAAACGATGGGTTTTCAACTACCTATACCCGCACAAAGCAAGGCAGAAAGTTTGTGCATACCATGACATTTGAGTACATTGGTTTGTCTTGCAGCCGGGACTGTCAACTTCGTCAACTTACATCTCTGCTTTGTGCGGGTGTAATCTTGCTAGAGCTTAATGATTGCACAAACATCCTATTGGGCTTGAATGCGGCAATTGTGAGCTCAACTGTAACGCTTTCAGCAGACCCAAACAAGTTTGTTGTCACGCAGAACGACATCGACGTGAAGACTTTGGATAGCGATGAAAACGCAAGCCAAATTTTCACCGTAACTTTGACCACCACGAACCCAGGTTTGTGTGTAACTGCAACCACAATTGCGCTGTAAACATGGGATATAAGATAACCGAAAAAGCAAAGCAAAACCCGATTGCGGTTGTGCTTCCTGGCTCAAAGGAGTACGTTGGCGTTGGCGGCAAATACGAAATCAAAGGTTCGTCAAATTGCGCTACTTGCAGCCCAGAACAGCGGGAGGAGCAGGAAAAGGCGCAGGCAGTTCAGCCAAAGAGATTCTACCGTGAGGCGGAACCGCACGAATACACAATCCTGGTAGAGCAGTACAAGGCAAGCGGGGGTATACCTCAATATTTGATCTACATTCCGGACGAACCAAAAGCGGCGCCACAAGAAAAAAAATAAATGAGCAAAGGCCAGCAAATTTCTTGGCAGTTAACGAATCCAATACCGGATTTGATTACTGATAAGGCCGATCTCATTAAATTCTTTGGAGCGGCTCAGTTTTTAGTGCCTTATGCAGTTCAAAGAGGCAAGACAGCGCACGCAACACTTAGGCTTTTGTATGAGCTTTTCGATTTAAGCCCGGTTCAAAAAGCGGTTATTGGCGCAAAACTTGATTTCTGCTTTGGAAACGGGCTAAAGACCACGAAAGGCGACACAGACAACACAAACGAGTTCATTGATTTTGTCAATTCTTTAGGGATAACAACCGGAGAAATAACTGATTCTGCAAGGGCATCCTTGCGAGATGAAAGCATTTGCGGTTCAACGTTTATCCTTGCTAGAATTACAGAGATAAACGGGCAATGGCAAGGCTCAATAACCGTACTGGAGCCTACGCACTGCTTGCCTTGTTACGATTTTGACAACCAGAACAGTGATTTCAATAACACTATCCTTTACAACGATAAGCCTATTGAAGCAGCAGTAAGCCTGTCAACCACAGCAAAGTACCAATCTTGGAAAATGGTTGGTAAGTATCCGAGAGTAACGAGATCCGGCAAAGTTTTTGAAACCATTATTCAGATGAATAATGCCGGGTACGAAAGCAAGTTTTGGGGCCGTCCAACGTCTGACACAAACTGCCTGTATGTTGATTACCAATCAATAAACCAGTCAGCGAAAATATCTGGATCGGAAGTTGTTGCCAAAGTTTTGGCATTGATGAAAGAGCCAGACCCCGAACTTTTGGAACGTGCTGGCAAGTCTTCAGAGCAGGTTAAAACTGAAATAGCGGGAGGGCTTAGAGGGACATTGACAAACAAGGGAGCGGAAAGCCAAAGCCTTGGTATCTTGTTCTATACAGAGGAAAAGCCTGAAATTGTACAGGTCGGAATTAATAGAGACTACGCATGGAAGGAATCAGAGCGCAAGATGGTAGTTCAAAACATTTGCGCAGCTCAAGGCATACCAGCCAATTTATGCGGCCTTGAAGAAATGAAGGTTGGACTCGGTGGAACTGTGATCATGGATACACTGATTAAGACCAACGGCATGAAGATTATGCCAACGCAAAAAAGATTCGCTGAAATGTTCACAAAGGTTATGCAGTTTTTTTCTTCATACACCGGATTCGACATGGCAGCGCACAAATTAGAATTTATCGGGCCAATCCCGGAAATGATAAGCCAATTGAAAGAGGTAAGAGCAACAACTTCAACAGCAAATGCGGACACTACTCAGCAAACAGGAAGCGGTATTTCGTAGCGGCCTCGGTGGTGATTTTCCACAATGCGACCTAAGCGACATATTCAATACTGAAGAGTGGGAGTTTAGGAATTGCTTAGGACTGGAGCTGTTCGATAAAATGCTTGCCGCTGAAATTGACTACTGCAAAGTTTTGCCTTGGACAAACAGGGCTTACCAGATCGGAGAACTTGTAAAAAATGGCGGATGGTACTGGATTTCAAAACGAGGTGGAACAAGTACGGAACCGTTGATTGCAAATGAATACTGGACAGAGGCGCCAAAGTTTAATTCAAATGCTGATTGCGGATGTGATCCTGATTCAGAAGTGAAATGTGGAGAACTTTACAATCAGATTTGGTGCAGATACTTGGCTCGATATTTAAGCTTGAAGGTTGCAAAAATGAGCGTTCCAGGGGTTGCGATTAAGATGAACGGAAACGGGCTATCGAGATCAACTGGAAACGGAGCAATACCAGCTGACGAAAAAGAAATAAAGTACCGGGTGCAAGGATTTGAAACGCAGGCTATCCAGACGTTTGAAAACATGATGGCTTGGATTAAGGCAAAGGATCGGGTAGATTGTTTCGGCGAATTTGATGCGCTTTGCAAGCCAGTTAAAAAATGCGAAGACAAACCAATTTCAGGCTGCGAAGCATCAAAGCCTTACACCGTTGGAATAAGTGTTTACTAGCATGGCAAATATTTTGCAAAAAGGATTGAGAAACATAATGTCCATGCTGCCAGATGATGCAAGGAACAAGGCAAAGAAGATTTTAGAGGAAAGGATTTTGGCAGGTGGTGAATTGGTGAGCAATGAGCAATTTGAGGCAAGGGTAAGATTTTGCAAGACCCGATTGTCGGGAAATCCTTGTGAATATTTTGGCCCGGTTTTCCCTGGTGGAATAGAGTTTAGCGAAGGGTGCCAGGCGTGCAATTGCCCGATGATCACAAAGGCCCACATGAAGTCGATTACAGACCCAGTTATGGCTCAAATGTTTCAAGGTGGGGCCACAGAAATAAAATGCAAACACCCGGACGGAAATTTCTGGGAACCAATAGACGCACAATTTTAAAAGAAAAATAAAATGGCTGTTACAACACCACTTCTTCAGCGCGGAATTTGCCGCCCATATACACAGGCAAACCAACCAGTATTGACCGGCGACAGCGAGTGCTGTGACGACGCCGTAACCTGTATGGATTCAGTTACCATCACAGATGTCGCCGTTGTACAGGGCATTGTTTACACCCCGGCTTGCGGTCCCAATGCAGGCGTTGCTCAAACCATCACTTTCCCGGCAACGGCTACAAATGCGACGGCTGTGGTTGCAGCGGTTCAAGCCGCTCTATTGCCTTACGAGCAAAATGTGTTCGTTGACTTCGTGAACGACTCTACCTCATTTATCCTTCGACATATGGGGCAGGGAACTTTGGTTGCTGTAACCATCGGGGGCTCACCAAGTAACGCAACGCGGCTTTGCACAGTTCGCCAACGTTGCAACTTTACCGGAAGCATCGGAGGCACAACCTCTGCAATTGTCGTGAACGGAACAAGCCGTGCATTTGGCGCAAACGTAGTCTACGGCACCACATCCGCTGCAACCGCTGCCAGCACAATCCAAACAGCTGTAGACCTCGCATCCATTGCAGGTGGTGCAACTGTAACGGTTGTTGATAACACGGTTGAAAGCACCTTTGACGTGACAATTTCTGCACGTCAAGGCACAACTTTCAGCATTGGAGCGGTTGACTTCCAAGAAAGCGGATGCCAGCCAGTCTTTGAGGCATAAGACACTGTAATTTTAGGATAACGCCCCCGCGTTCCACCCAAAGGGCGGCGTGGGGGCGTTACAATTTTAGGAAATGGGATTTACCGGGGTAAAAACATTCAGGACTTTAGGTGACCCATCATTTGCCAATTTGGGAGAAGCCGTTTATGGGGAGGACCTGCTTGCTTACACATGGGTTTATATGCCATCCGGCGGCACGGATATTTTTAAGTCAGATGTTCGAGTTCCAGCGGAAAGAACGATTGGCATGGTTCTGTACGATGGGTTAAACGGAGAGGAAGCAGTAGTTGCTTTTGGAGGGGAGGTAACCATTGAAACCGGGGGGCTTATTCCAGGGCAAATTTACTACGCAGATCCGGTGGTTTTTGGTGGAATGACGGTTACAAGGCCACCGGGCGAATATCAGATTGTCGGCATAGCGATAACCGAATGGAGGTTTTTGATAGCAATACAAAGCTATTTCGCAGTTTCAGACAACCTGCTTTATTTCAACAGTGATCAGGAGGCTTTTGACGCCGGACATTTATTGTACAAGAGTGATACACAGCATGAATCACTGCCTTACGGGGTCACAAAAGAGGTTCACCCAGATATTTCATAAATGAAAAGTAGAGTTTTTGCCCTTGTTTTAATTGCTTTTTGCTGCTACTCAGTATCGGCTCAAAACAACATTACAAAAACAGCAGGGGTAAATTATACTTCAGGCGTTCCAACATTCAACCCGTCTCAAAAAACAGGCAGCGAATACGCCATAGACACCACAAACGGGCGCTTCTATCAGCTTCACAGAACAAGTCCAACGTCAGGGTATTGGCTGCTACTTGGCCAGGGAATTGATACAATAGGATCGCACGGGGCTCCAACCTATGCGCCAACCAGAAATATATCTTGGTTTGCAGTAAACATTGGTGATTCCCTTTACAGGTACTCCGGATCTGGTTTTTTGTGGAACTGCCTAAATTGTGGAGGCGGTGGCGGTGGTGGCACCGCAAATAATGGTGTTTCAGACAATGAGGCAGGCGGTATTTTCAGGCTTGGAAACCGATACATGGCAAGCCCAGATGCTCCGTTCACAATGGACCGCAGTTTGAATGTTGACGGTCGTGTTTGGTTTGTTGGTGATCTTAGCGACTCCACGCTTTTAGTTGTTGAGGGCGCAACAGACAGGGTTGGGATTGGGCTTGCTTCGCCACAAAGAAAGCTTGACGTAAACGGAGAAGTTCGGGTACGTGACTTAACGACCGACACACCGACAAAAATTGTGGGGGCCGATGCAGATGGAGATTTTGGTGAAATAACAGTAAGCACCGGGCTTTCATTGAGCGGAGGGCTGCTTACCTCAAGCATTGTGCAGGGTTACTGGAAAATAAGGGACGGTGGCACGCTGTTAACAGCCAGGGAGTCGCTACAGTTTAACGATGGAACCACCATTGCCTTTACGGGGTCAGACGATGCTGTAGATGCTGAAACCGATATTACAGCGGAGGTAATTGATAATTGTATTTCAAACGCTAAAATAAGGCAGGGTGTTGCCCGCTCTGTAATAGGGGTTACAGGAAACGCAGCCGCAAACGTTGCGGACATCCAGGGTACAGCAGACCAAGTGTTAAGGGTAAGCACAGCAGGAACAGCCCTTGCATTTGGGCAGGTAGCCACTGGGGGGATTACAGACTTGGCAGTTACGACAGCGAAAATTGCAGATGACGCGGTGACCTACGCGAAGATCCAAAACGTTGTAAATGATGAACGGTTATTAGGCAGGGTTTCAGGGGCAAATGGAATAGTTGAGGAACTTACACAAGCACAGGTACAAACATTTCTTGGTTTAACAGGTACCGCAAATAGGTTCGCCCTTTGGACGGTAGACAATACGCTTTCAAGCGACGCGGCATTCACATTTGACGCCGCCAACGACCGGGCCACATTTACTGGTACCGTTGCCGGACTTGGGGCAAACGCTGCGTTTCTTAACCTAAATAGCGGTGCAATTGCAGGGGCCACAACGTTTCTACGTTGCTCTGGAAATATCAACGGAAACATGATTGCTGAGGTTGCAAATAGCAATAACAGCAACGCGGCAAACCATACGCTATTAACATTGTCTTCCGGAGGCGCATTGTCTGGAGATGCAGTTGTTCAGTTTACAGTTGCAGGAGCAATGACCCATGCAATCGGCATTGATAATACCGATGACCGACTTAAGATGACGCCAAATGCGGCAACGCCGGGCGCAAACGCAAACATGGGTATTTGCGTTCGAGACAACGCAGGGCTTGGGAACACCGGGATAAACATAGACTTTCCTGTATTCCCACTTACTGTAAAGGGACGGGCTAGATTGGAAGAGTTTATTGGAGAAGGCAACATTTATGTAGCTGGAAACCTGAATTTTGGAAACGGAGCCGGAACCGGGCCTACGCTTACGACAATTGTAGGCACCAATAACATGGTCATGGTTCGGTTCACGACCGGCACCGCGCCTACTGCCAATGGGGATATTTTTACAATTACCTACCCGCTTTCTTTTCCAAATAAAACGGGGGTTACTTTTTCGGCTGGTTGTGATGGGGCAAGCGCAGCAGCGGGCAATAATGCAGCGACCGACATAAGCAAGTTTAAGGTTTCCCAAAGCATAACCAACAACTTTATTTTCAAGGCAAACGGTACGCTTGCGGCATCAAGCGAATACGCTTTCACGTTCCAAATAAATGGATACTAACATGAAAAAGATATTTTTTTTAATTGCATTTTTATCCGCATCATTTTGCGCATCTGCCCAAATAACATCTTCGGGTCGTGTGTACCTGGAGGCTGGGGCGCTTCAATCGTTTGCAAGTCCAACGATATATGTAAGCCCTGCATACAACCCAATACTAGAGCAAGTCGCGTGTCGGCTATCCATTACAGCGCCATCCACAACTATCGTTGTAAATGAGATTACGGTAGTCTTTGACAAGGCAACCGTAGACGCAAAAACAGGAACCGGAACAGGTGACACAGCTAAGTTTTTTTCAGCCGTAAACCAATGCGTAAAAGACTGGCTAGAGGCCATTGCTGACAATTCAGCGGTCACGTTTACAATCATTTAATTTGCTTAAACATGAAAAGACTTTTTGGAATTGCGCTTTTAGCGTTTTGTTTTTCGGGGCTTAATGCTCAAACCGTATCCTACACAATTGATACAATTAGTCAGGATTCTTTTTTTCTGATTGAGACTGCTAAATCAGCCGTTTCGCCGGAATCTCCACGGCCATCAATTTCTCAAACATCCCAACTGTTTAGGTCATACACGGACGTTATTGGGTTTATTGATTACCTGCGAAAGCAGGCGCAAGACGCTGACACAAAGGCAAAAGAAGCTGAAAAAACAGCCCTTGAACAACGGGCATTGCAACAACGAATTGAGCAGTCGGCGAAACAAATAGAGGCAGCAATAAAAGCCTCAAAGCCTTTTTTTGACAGTCCAAAACTGGCAACAAGCCCGCCTAAAAAATAAAAATTCACTAAAAATTTTTCAAGGATGAAAAAGATACTTTTTCTGGCATTTTTTGCCCTCGCATTTTTCACAGCTGAAGCCCAAACAATCCAGCGATGGGGTATGATTCCATACAGTAAGCCGGCGCCAACTGGTAACCCAAAGGTTGCTGAAAGCCAACTGCAATACTCCACAAATTTCAGCAGCCTATACCGTTACAACCGTTTAACGGCACGCTGGGAGGCACTTGCAAGTAAGTCGGCATACAAAACGCGAGAACTGCTTTCAGGCAAACAACGACACTGACCACGGAAAACGAAACGGTTGGCGGTACAGCACTGATTACACTTGCACCTGGGGCATTGGTTCGGTTTATGTTTTTCCCTTCCACCCACACTGGCACCGATATTTTGACAATTCCAAACTTCAATCTAAACATTGAGGAGGTAAACTAAGCGCAAAATGAGCAATACCTGTCAACTTAATATTAACACCAATTTCAAGGCGCCGCTTTGGGAGTGGTGCGGCATGTTGGCCGGTTACACTTACGTAAAAACTGCTGTTTTTAAGGATGGCCTAGAGGCTGCTATCAACATAACAGCAGATGATTTTGAGCTTAAAATTTTGGATGATTCTGGCTCTTTGGTTACTACACTCATCCTTGGTGTTGGGCTTTCAATTGTTAGTCCAAATAAGCTGAATATAGCCGTTGGGCCTCCAACCACAACAGCATCAGGATACTACACAGGTACTTTGATTTGGACACGGGTTTCAAACGGGGCAGTTATTCCCATTCTAAACTTTACTTTCCTTGTTGAATAATGGGAGCAGATACCACTATCAGGATAGAGGGGGAAAACGCCTTTTTAACGGTAAGCGATTGTGATTACAAAGTTTGCCCGGAAGGTGATGTGAACCTTCTTATTCCAATAGGAGTACCAGGGGATTCAGGTCTTGTAACGCTTGCTCAGTTCACGGCTTTGGCGAACCTGTACAACGCATCGCTTTTGCCATTCCTTACCAATGAGGCCGCATTTAATGCTTTAGGAGCTGGAAAGGAATTTGTTTTCGCACAAGGCAGTACGGAGGCGCCGCAAGGGGTAAAGGCAATAACATACACGCCATGATGAAAAATATAATCATACTTGTTTTTTTGACATGCAGTGTGTCTGCCTTTTGCCAATCCAATTTATTTACGGTTGGTGAGTGCGTAACCGCCGGGCCTCCAAGTTTCAACCCTGGCGCAAGGGGTTGCCGTACCGTTCTGGATACATCAACCATGCACTACTGGATTTGGAATGTTGGCACTACCTGGACAAAGCAGGAAAAGGCACCGGATCAAGTTATTGGATGTGCCGCCCCGCTTTACACACCTAGCAAGCACCAAAGCGACTTGGCAATAAATCAGTGCACGCAAAACCCAATTCTATACAAATGGAACGGTTCGGCATGGCAGGTAGTAGGTGGATCGGGCGGCGGTGGTGGATCGGTAGTCACAGATGCAACGCTTTCGGGCGATGGAACGGCTCCAACCCCGCTAAAAATTGCGCAGCAGTCAGCGGTGGCGCCGAAGGTTCTTGAATGGAGTGGAACTTCTTGGATTCCAAGCTGGGGAAACCCTTATATTTTTGTCACAAGCGGGTCAACCATTACGACTTCCGTTAATGAAATATTGATCGGAACAGCAGGAGCAAACATCACAATGGGCCTGCCCACTTGTGATGCAACCACAGATATGAAACACTTTAAATTTATCAGGAATGGAACTGATAATTTTAGCGTAACAATTGACCCGTCCGGAAGCCAACTTTTTTATGACGGGTCTACCGTCAAAATATCATACGGGAAACTGAGCATTGATTGTACCTGCCGATTTTCCAGCGGGGTTGGTGTTTGGTTTTTTGACAACTTCTAACATTGCATGAAAAAGATCCTTTTATTTTCACTCATTCTTTTTGCCGGGACACTAGCCGCTCAGCCCACAATTTGGGGCGGGGCAAAGATGAAATTTGAGCAAGGCGACACATCTTTTGTTTCAACAGCCGGCGCATTCAAAAACTATGTAGCTGCCTATTTTAGCGGCGGTGGCACGGTTTCAAGCGTTTCGGTAGTTTCTGCCAACGGATTCGCCGGCACTGTGGCCAACCCAACCAGTACGCCCGCAATTACGCTTACTACTTCAATCACAGGCATGTTGAAGGGCAATGGCACTGCCTTAAGTGCTGGCACGGCTGGCACCGATTACAGCGCCGGAACATCTGCGCTTGGAACTGGTATTTTGAAAAGCACAACCGGAACAGGCACCCTTTCCATTGCGGTTGCGGGAGATTTCCCGACGCTAAACCAGAATACTACGGGGTCGGCTGCAACACTTACAACATCCAGAAGCATACACGGCGGCACATTTAATGGATCGGCGGATGTTACAAATATTATTGCCAGCAACTTTGGTGGCACAGGAAACGGTTTCACCAAATTTACCGGGCCCGCTACGGCTGAAAAAACATTTACCCTACCAAATGCAAGCGCAACAATCCTAACCGACAATGCAGTCGTTACAGTTGCTCAAGGTGGTACAGGACGGAACACATCGACAACGGCGTACGGACTACTTGCAGCCGGAACAACAGCAACAGGTGCTCACCAAACACTTGCAGCTGGAGCTACCACAGAAATTCTTGTTGGTGGTGGTGCGTCCGCTCTTCCGGTATGGACAACAGCTACGGGAACAGGCGCTCCGGTTCGGGCCGGATCTCCAACGCTTACAACGCCGAATCTTGGCACCCCTTCCACGCTTGTATTGACCAACGCAACCGGACTACCATTGAGCGGAGGCGTCACGGGAACATTGCCAGTTGGCAACGGAGGCACCGGGCTTACAGCAGTTGGCACAAGCGGATATATTTTCATTTCAAATGGATCTGCAAATATTTACGCACAGCCTGTTATCACAAATGTTAGCGCTGCAATTAGTGTCGCAAGGAATGGATCTACGCTTGAGTTCAATATACCAGATGCAGATGCCTCATTCCGTGGCACGGTATCCACAGGTACCCAAACATTTGCCGGGGCAAAAACATTCAGTGGTGCCGTGACTGTTTCAGGCCTTGCAACCGCAAGCGCTGGCGTATCGGCAACGGCCACAGCTTCAGTAGCAGCAGTAAACCAAAAGGGCGTACTTGATACCGATTACCGGACTGTTACCGCAAACGCAACCATTGCAGAAACGGACTTTGTTACTTATGTTGGTACATTGACTGGGGATATTACCCTAACTTTGCCTACCTGCAATGCAACAAGAGACGGTTGGACATACCGATTCATGAAAAAGGGTACAGACGCATTTGCCTTTATCCTGGACCCATCTGCGTCGGAAACTTTCTATGATGGAGCCACAACCAAAAGTTATTTTGGACAAGGCAACAGCACAACCTGCCAATGTGAGAGTGGATCATATTGGAATATTTTACGGTAATAAGCATGAAAAAAAACATATTATTTTTTTGCTTATGCAGTCTATCTGCGTTTGCGCAAGCACAAACCCTTGCGGACACATCCCGCTTGCTTGTTTTTGACCCGGTTAAGTCATGGGTTGCCCGCTTCTCTGACGTAAGGACGCACAGCCTTGGAAATGCTTTCGTGGCGTTCACAGGGCCAAGCAGCTCGCTTAAAACGTTCACCCTTCCAAACTCTTCCAGCTTAATCCTAACAAACGCCTCGCCCGTCACAATTGGTCAGGGCGGGACTGGCACAGGATCAACGCTTACCGGGCTACTGCTTGGAAGCGCATCTGCGTTCACAGCCATTACCAGTACGACAACGGGCCAAATACCGCGATGCACAGGATCAAACACGTTTGCCTTTGGGGCTTTGGATCTTGCAAACTCAAATTCAATAACGGGGGTATTGCCTTTTGGGAATGGCGGGCATCTGGTTACACATGGACGGTCAACATCGCAGACCGCTGCTGTTTCAAGTGTGGCAACCGTCACCGTTGGCGGGTCCGACGCAACCTATATGGTATCGGCAAACGTTCTGGTTACAACGTCCGGTTCTGAGAATTTCACCGTCTCTGTTGATTACACAGACGAAAGCAATACCGCGCGCAACCTGGTACTTTCCTTCACCCTAAACTCTTCGTTTCGAGCATCGGTAAACAGCGCGTTTGGAGCGCTACCATACACGGGGCAAACAATACACCTAAGGTGCAAGGCAAGTACCTCAATCACCATCAAAACATCCGGCACGTTCACCGGATGTACCTACAATGTGGAAGGTATCATTGAGCGCAAACAGTAATTCAAAACAAGTTTTATAATGGCAAACAAAGCACAACTCGCAATCATTTTGGCCGCAAAGTCCGGCATTACCGTAGCGCAGGCAGACGCCGCACTCACAGCACTTCCAGAAGCAACCGGAGAATGGATGAAGAACCACGGCGCAAATGGCCCTGGCGTATTCACTGGTGAAATTGATGGGAATATCTCTTTTGGCATGACCCGTACAATGACGCCAACGCCTCGCTGGATTCTGAAGGTTGAACCACTGCCAGCGTTCTTGGCTGACTTTGGAGACGGCACCGCCCGCTTTGGCCTGGAGGTCGTAAACGACTAAGTGAAAAATGGGCGCTCGCGTAAAAACGAGCGCCCAACACAAAAAAGAAAAAATGAATATAGTAACCGCAACACTTGGAGAGGACATTGAACCACAATCATTTGTACACATAAGCCCGGATGATGGCCTAGTGTATTACTCTTCGATGCCTGACAAGTACGCAACAGGATTTACCACAACAGGCGGGTTGGAAGGCGACTTGACTCAGGTTTTTGTAGACGGAGATCGCCCCGTGCAAATAGAGGCTACGCCGGGGGCGGTTTTATATCATTCGGATACGCCTGGATTATCTACACAATTTCCGCCAAGCACAACGCAAGAGTTGGCTGTTTGCTTTGGCGAAAGAATGGCGCTTAAAATCGGTCCGGTGATAGGGCCGTCAACATCAATGGCTGTAAATTTCTTTAAAATATGATAATTCTGGCAAGCACCACAGACAAAATACAGGTTATACTTGGTGGAAGTGTAACTGCAAATCACCTGCCTTGTTATGCTTCTTTCAGGGATACAAAGTCTGGCTCTACCCTTGTTCCTGGTCGTGGGATCACCAGCACAAACAATACGACAGCCGTAGACTTAGTTTCGGCCCCAGCTGCAAATACTCAGAGAGGTGTGGATAGTATCAGTATACACAACACGGACACTTCTTCCCAAGTCGTAACAGTACTGTACAACGAAAATTCGACACTTTACACGCTTGCAACCTTCACCCTTGGAGTTGGTGAGAAAATGGAGTACAGCGAATCTGGCTGGCGTGTTTTATCCAATTCGGGATCGGTAAAAACAAGTTTGAACCAAGGTAACGCTCCGGTTTCAAGCGACTGGAACATGGTTGTTTTAGCGTCTGACGTGACAAACAACAACGCGGTGGCAAACACTATTTCGGATGTAACCGGACTATCTTTTGCCGTGACTGCCGGAACAAGGTACTTTTTTAGGGCATTCATTTGGTACACATCGGCCGCAACCGGAACGGGCAGCAGATGGAGCATTAATGGACCGGCCTCAGGCACAATAGTCTATACCTCAAAATACAGCTTATCTACTACATCGGAAACAACAAACCACGGACTAACTGCCTTTGATTTGCCAGCGGCGGCAAACACAAGTAGTGCGGCAACCGCTGGTAATATCGCCATTCTTCAAGGCGAATTAACGCCTAGTGCAAATGGAACTCTAGTAGTGCGATTCGCTAGCGAAGTAGCCGGAAGTGCAATTGTAGCCAAGTCTGGCAGCGTAATTGAGTGGATTGCTATAGGATAATCAATAATGGGAACAAAAGAGACTATCACTGCGCTATTTGCTCTCCTGATTGCCCTAGTCTGGGCATGCTGGGACTTTGTATATGACTACTGGAAAGCGCTGCATATTTCGCATAAATGGGTTATTGGCATATCGGCTGCGCTTTTGTTTTCGTTGGCTTTTTGGAGGGGCGTTGTACCCGTGTTGTGGGAATATTGTAACTTGGTACTAAGTTTGTTTTAATCGTTTTTTCACGCTTTATAAATCATGACGCAGATACTTGACAAACTAATCCAGTCTCAATGGGGCAAGTCTTTGATAATGTGGTTTTTTGTAGGGATGGCGGCACTTATTGGAGCTTTGCTTTGGGGCATACTTTTTCTTATTGGCGAGATTAGGTCCGTCAACGAAAAGAGAGCACTTGAAGCCGCAAACCACTCTATCGAGATGAATAAAATGTCGGCTGCCCACATTACAGAACTTCAACAATTTATAAGCAGACTTTCCGAAGTCGAAAAAACAAAGAAGAAATGAAAAGTACTTACAAATTTATTTTCGCTGCAATTTTAGCGTGTATGCTTTCGTATTGCAGCGAAAAACCCCAAAAAACAAAAACAAGCGACATCTCAATATCGCTGGCAGTGCAGGAGGATGTACTTAAAGCTGCTATAAATCGAAGATTGCTTGATCTTGAAAAGGTATCTTTTGAGCCAGAAAAAAAGCCGAAAAATAGAATTAGGCCGGTGGACCCATTAGAGTGCATCCACCCAATTGAATAGATCATTCACGCTCCGATCGGAGCAATAAACAATACTTACTATGGCGATTAAACGCACACTTGCGGACAAGGTAAATTTACCTGTCCAAATCGTTTCCTTAATCATGGCCGCATTTGTGGCAGCCGGATTGAATATCGACCCGAACGCAACAGCATCCGAAATTGTGGCAGCTGTCAAGTCGGTATCCCTTCCATTGATCCTGACCGCTGTGATCAACCTAGGATCAATGGTGTACTTGTGGATCAAGACATGGAAGACAAACAAGCCGAATTTTTGGGCATTTATCACAAGCCGTTCATGGTTGATTTCACTTGGATCAATCCTGATTCCAGCGCTTGCGCTCATAGGCGTACAAATAGCCCCTGACGATGCGGCAAAACTTATTGATTACGGATTGGCAGGAAACTGGCAGGCTTTTGCAGGTCAAGCAGCAATGATGCTTTTTGCGGTAATCGGAACCTTGATCAAACCAAAATTGCAAGCCTCATACGTTTCTGAATCACTAAACCCGCAGTTACGGAAACGGGCATAAAGACATACAAGGCCGTCCCGGTTGGGGCGAATCTAACTTTTCATGAGGCCAATATACATGGCTATTGACCTCGGCTAATGTGTCGGGGTCTTTTTACTTTAAAAAAATTTTAAGCATGAAAAACACATTATTTCACCTGCTGTTTATGCTGCTAATTGCAGGATATGGGTGTACAGATACTCCAAAGGACAAGCTGGCTATCCAAGCCCCAACGCAGGATGCTGAGATTGTCCCGGAAACGCATTTTTGCAAGTCGATTGAAGCACGTGGATCAACAAAAAGGGCGGTTGGTGCTTTCGGTAGATATTGGCAAGGGAATAAGCCAGAAGTTACCGTCCGGTTTTTGGCAAAGAACGCAACCAGGGAGGCGAACTTTAAACAGGCTGCATCTGATTGGTCAAATGCTTGCGGTATTCGTTTCAAATACATTACAACGGGAAAAGCAGATATCCGCGTACGATTTGATGACTACGATGGGTCATGGTCGTATATTGGGACGGACGCAAAAAGCATCACAGGAACTACCACGGCAACGCTAAATATTGGATGGGACGGTTACGACGTTTGTGCGCACGAAATTGGTCATGCAATCGGGCTTCAACACGAGCAAAGCAATCCAAACAAGGGTATTTGCTGGAATGAGGCGAATGTGATCAAGGCCTTATCCGGGCCTCCAAACAACTGGACTACGGAACAGATCCGGTTCAATGTTTTTGCAAAAGCAGATCCTACAACCGTAAGCGCAACGGATTGGGATGCGTATTCGATCATGCAATATAGCATCCCCGCAAGTTGGGTTTGTGATGGCAAGGCTATTCCAGGCGGAAAAACAATTTCAGAGCAGGATAAACGCTTTATCGCAAGCGCATACCCTGGTAGCTCCACTGGCACAAGCATTACAATCACAGCTGATCAGCGACAAAGGTTGCTGAATGCAGCCGACGAAATCAAAACCATTTTACAATGAGAAATGCACTTTGTATTGCCATGCTGTTTTTGATGTTTACGGCATCGGCTCAAATCGAAACATCCAACCTTGTCAAGGTATCCGTTACCTCTGTTTTTGATGGTGACGGCTGCAATGTGTTGTTCCCTGGACGCACCCATGTTGAGCGCCTTCGCTTTATTGGCATAGATGCGCCTGAGCGCCGTGGATACAGTCTAAAAGCGCAGCCGTATGGCAACCAGGCGGGCGACACGCTTCGGGCACTGATTGACAATAAGCAAATCCTGATTGATACGTCGGTGCTCAAAAAAGGCAGCCGGGATGTTTACGGGCGCTTGCTTGTAAATGCTTACACGATGGACACGGTAAACATTCAATTTTTGATGGTTGAAAAGGGTTTGGCGTGGGCTACGTTCACGGCTGGATTAAAGGCGCCTAAATTGAATGACGTGCTAGAGTTTGAGCAGTTGGCTGCAAAAGCAGAGAAACGCGGCCTATGGCTTAGTTATGTCACGCAGGACGGCAAGATAGCCCGTATCTACAAACCATCGACATGGCGAAAAAACTACTCGATTCAGCGAGAGTAGTTTTCTTTTCATGAGATCATTATACATGGTCTTAGCCTCTGCAAAAGCGCAGGGGCTTTTTGATTAAAAACTCATTTTCAATATGAAACCTGAATTTGTAAACGACAACTGGCTGGCTTCGCTGGCATCCACGCTAAAAATGACGCTCACAAAAGCACAGGGCGACGCTGTTCGCCTGATTGTTGCTGAGTGTGAAAAGCAGAGCGTTACAGACACGCGGCAAATTGCCTACGTTCTGGCAACGGTGTATCATGAATGCCGCTTCAAAAGCATTAAAGAGATCCGGGCGAAGATTGGCACAGACGTTTACAGGATGCAGCAAAAGTATTGGCCATCTGGGTTTTATGGCCGGGGGTTCTCGCAGTTGACTTGGCGCAAAAATTATCAAAAGTTTTCGCCCGTGGTTGGCCTCGACTTGGTTAAAGAGCCGGATCTAGTTTTAAAGCCGGAGGTAGGGGCGAAAATATTGGTGTACGGAATGAAGCACGGCACGTTTGTTTCCGCTGGACTGGAATCAAAAACAAACCTTGACCGATATTTCAATGCTGAAAAAACGGATTGGTTCAATGCCCGCCGGATTGTGAACGGAGTATTCCGGGCTGAAATGGTTGCGGATGCGGCAAAAAAAATAATGCCGCTTGTAATTTGGGGAGCGCTTTCCTGATTATCCAAAAAAATATTTCCAAGCAAAAACCGCGTTTCTAAATCAGGAAGCGCGGTTTTTTTATTTTAACAAAAAAAACTAAAAATAATTTAAAATAAATTTGGTTGCAAAACTAAAAGTGCTTTATCTTTGACCTATCAAAACGCCGCAAGGCACTAAAATAAAATCTCCAGTCATGAAAAACGCAGCACTTAAAGTTTTCAAAAATAAGAACTTCACCAAGCGCGACTACGAATGCACTAACCTGGTTTATGCGGTTGGTGAAACACAGCCTGAAGGCGATTTTTGGGAAGAAACAAACGATTACAAAGAGTTTGATGGAGATATTTATTTGGGCAAAAGCGATGTTCAGCATCTTTACACATCTTGCGGAATCCAATATTTTGGATATATGTAACCAGTGCCACTACAAAGAGCTTTAAACGGTAGGAACCGCCCGGCGTTCAAAGGAGTGTCGGGCGGGAATTTTAAAAACTTCACAAAATACAATCCAGTCATGAAAGAAAAATGCGAAACCTGCAATACACAAATGCTCGAAAAAGACGGGAAATTTATTTGCCTTGTATGTAACCCGATCAAGCACGAAAAACCGAAAAATGCCTGCAAAGAATGCGGCACGGAACCTGTTTGGGACGGATTCTTAAAGCGCTTTCTTTGCGGGTGCGATATTATAATAATTTGATTAACCACTAAATTTTTTAAAATGTCAGTAAATGAGTTTTGCCTGAAACATGGCATTAGCGAAGACCAATTTTATGGTCGAGAAAAAATTGGCGGTGACCTTGACCTGAGGGGCCTGACATCGATTCCTGAGGGTTTCAACCCGACGGTGGGCGGTGACCTTTACCTGAGTGGCCTGACATCGATTCCTGAGGGTTTCAACCCGACCGTGGGCGGTTACCTTTACCTGAGGGGCCTGACATCGATTCCTGAGGGTTTCAACCCGACGGTGGGCGGTGACCTTTACCTGAGTGGCCTGACATCGATTCCTGAGGGTTTCAACCCGACGGTGGGCGGTGACCTTTACCTGAGTGGCCTGACATCGATTCCTGAGGGTTTCAACCCGACGGTGGGCGGTTACCTTTACCTGAGTGGCCTGACCTCGGATAAAAAAACAGCGCCAAAATCAGATATTGTTTTTTTTCAAGGCGGCGCATACTTGAAAGCAGATAGAATTTTTGCAAAAGTAATCCAATCAAAAAAAGGTGTTTATCGGCTCTGTAAATTGAACTCTGAAAAAGAGTTTTTTATGGTTACAGACGGGAAATTTACCCATGCGCATGGTGAAACGCTTAAAAAAGCAAAAGAATCATTCCGCTTCAAAATTGAATCTGAAAGAATCAAAAGCGAACCGATAACACTTGAAACGGTCATTAAAATTCAGCATTACCGGATTGTAACAGGTGCTTGCGAGTTTGGCGTTAAAAACTGGATTGAATCAAACATCCCTGAAAAAATCCGAGAAAGTGTAGTAAAAAACGGAATCAAGGCAAAAGACCTGCTTCCGTTGCTTGAAAAAACGGACGCTTACGGTTTTAAAAAGTTTAAATCACTATTGGTAGTTTCTGAATAAATCGTATCTTTGTCTCGCTCAACGGAGCAACCGGATTGGAAACCCGGTGTTTAGTGCCAGTAACGTGGCGAAAAGAAATTGTTTACCAGGCCCTTTTTAGCGGGCGGGAGATGGGCGTTACACCATCTAAGTGCTTCTCCAAAAGCGCCCCGACCGCCAAAAAGGGCCTTTTTTATGGCTAAAAATGAGAAACATAGAAGACCAGACAGATGAAATACTGTTTGATTTAAGCGCTGAAAATCGCTACAACCGGGTACGCGAATTGCTTTCTAAAGAAAACCAGCTTATACAGGCAAACGCCACGCTTTATGCCTGGGAAATATTCAGGAACGGAATTTCCGAGCAATATCCCGAACTTTTGAAGTGGTGCCCACAAAGTGCAATCACAATCCACGACCCGGAATTGCCCGGCGTCGTAATCATTGACCAAGTAAATCCGTAATCCATGGCAATGCACAAACATCCAATAGTAGTTGAATTTGACCAAGACGGGAATGTTGATAGTTTTTTAGACTGCATGGGCTACTATGCACACTTTGACAATGTACAAGCAATTTTAACGGCTGCAAAGAGGTATATAAAAAAGCACAAGAACCAGGATGAAATAGATAGGCTAAATAATGAACTAGCATACCTTCAAGAGTTGCAGGAAATTAGGGAAAAACGGGAAAGAAAAAATAAAATTAAGCCACAAAAAATAGATAATCCATGCCATATTTATCTTGTGCATGATGTTATTAGGGGTCTTCACAAAGTAGGAAAGGCTAAAACCGTAAGTACAAGATTTTGCCAGCTTAAAACATCGAATCCAGGAATTGAACTTATTTGTAGCTACAGGGGCGTTGAAAGTGATGAAAAGGCCATACACTCTGTTTTAAAAAGTTTTGGAAAGCACGTTGACGGTGAGTGGTTTTTAATGGACAGTGCAGATATAGATTATTTCCACAGATATTTTAAACCACTTCCATTTTAAAAAATTGCAGAAAAATGATCAACATTGACGACCGCATACTGGCAGAAGCAGACGAAAGCCAACTGTTTCTTTTGATTGCAATTGCAAAGCACATGGGCAATAACTCGAAGGCGTGGCCATCGAACAGAACACTTTGCAAGACAACCAGGTGGAGCGAAAGCAAGCTTCTAAGGGTTAAGAAATCTGCTATTGAAGCTGGACTTTTAGGCGCTGAATCTAGGTTTAATGACAACGCTCAAACATCAAACCTTTACGATATAAAAACCCGCCGAATTGCGGTAATGGTCAACCTTGCAGACGTTTCGCCCCCCCCCACGGATGAAGCCCCCCCCCCTTCACAGGTGAATACGCCCCCCCCCTCAAAAATGAATACCCACCCCCTTCAAAAATGGAGGGCAGAAGTATTAACCAATGAAGTATTAACCAATATTAACTGTAAAGCGGACAAGCCGCAACCAGACCCCAAAAATGAAATCAAACAGGATCAAACCCTAAATGAAAATCCGAAAAAGCCAAACAACTTTACTGGGCGCGGCGCGGCGAAAAAAACAGACGGCGGGCAAGTTTCAGAAGTTGTAAACTTCCTGAATGAAACCGTAAAACCAGCTTGCAATTTCCGGGAAAGTTCAAAAACAACAGCAGCGCATATTCGGCAAAGAATAGCTGAAGGTTTTACGGTTGCAGACATTTGCATTGTGATTGAGCACAAAACTAGCCAATGGAGAAATGATGCAAAAATGAGCGAGTACCTACGGCCGGCAACACTTTTTGGCACAGGTAAATTTGAAGCGTACCTGGTTGCAGCAAGGGCATGGGAAATGTCAGGCAAAAGAAATGTGTCAAATCAGGTAGGCAACCAAAACAAAAGGGCCGGATTAAATAAATTTGGCTCAGATTCAGCAAAATATCAGGAAACACCAATTTTCTAAAATGGAACATAGAATAGACCGCACTATTGATATTGACGCACTTGCCGCCGAACTTGCAAAGGGTTTGAGCCTTGACGAAATGCGGAAAATGCAGGGCGGTAAACTTTCAGGCGGCGGCATACCTGCACTATCTGAAACGAAACCCATTACCGAAAGGGGCCGCGCGCACCTTGACAGCTTGAAAATATCAAGCACGGCAAAAATAGTGGCCATTCCGCGCAGGATCGTTCAAGAAATGCCCTATGATGATGCAGATTTTGAGGCATGGGTAAAAGCCGGTAAAATATCAACGCTTGATAACGGCGGCGCATTGGCAACCGCAAAGCGCAAAGTTTGGGCGCTGCTTGAAATGAGGTCGGCGCATATTTCAGTGATTGAAAACCGCGAATTTAATTGGGTATTTGATGAAAACCTGCCTTGGATAATTAGGAACATGACAAAGTATTTTATCAACGATCCAAGTTGCGAATTTAGGGGCGGGCTGGCAAAGGGGCTTTTTCTATACGGTGTTCCTGGAACCATGAAAACAGAGCTGATGCTAATTTTTGAACGGTTTTGCCGGGAAAACAACCTGCAAAAACAGTTTCAATTTACCTCAATGTCAGATGTTTACGCAAAGGCAAAGGTTGACAGCAAATTTGACCCGATAACTCAAAACATTCAGCTTGATAGATGCTTGGATGAATTTGGAAGGTACACAGGGGCCGTCCTGAATTTTGGCGAAAGCCTCGACATTAACGAGGTTGTGATCGAGCAACGTTACCCAAGATTCAGGAACGGTGGGCAATTGACCCACATCATTGCAAACATTGACCCAAATCAGGCAGAGCCGCTTTTTTCGCCAATGATATTTGATCGTATAAAGCAGATGTGTACAAGCGTTCACTTTAAAGGACAAAGCAAAAGATGACACATGAACAAAAACAAATAATGGCGTTTGCCCGTCAAAAAGGCTGCGCTTTCACAAAGGCCGAGATTGTCGAAGCAATTGGCAAAGAATACTATTGCAATGGAGACAAGCACCTTGGAGACAGGCTTTCAAGGATGGTAAATGCAAATCTTCTAAATCGGGTAAAGCCTGGAGTATTTGAGATTAGTACAGGCAAAAAATCTAAAACTTCAACAATTGCCGATGGGCAGCAATCCTTATTTCAATGAAAGTTCTATTATTTATACTTATCCCACTCTTTGCCACTGCGCAAATGCCAGAAATTAAAATTGGTAAATGCGCAGGCAAAGATGCTATTTTGTTGTGGGGTGGAGGCGGGCCTGATTTTGGGGAATTTACGTTGGTGGTTGGGGAAGGACCAACTGACGGCCCTTATTTTGAGATAATGCACGGTCAGTCAATAGCAAGCGTAAAGTGCTGGTATGCTATAAACAATGCGCCAGAAACATGGCTTTTTGAGTCAATGCTTGACAGGCCAAACAATATGTCAACATTCGGAGAATTTAAAGGGATGGATCGTGGTGATATAATTTACTTCCGATACGCCGTAACCCGCAAAAAAAATCCAAGAGCATAAGCAAATTAAAAGGTATTTTTAAACCAATCCCAGTCATGTGTAGGCACAATAAAAAATTTTCAATTCAGGAAATTATGTGGGCGGTTCACGAACGATTTGCAGAAAATGGAATAGCCGCTGATGTTGAAGATGGACGAGTTATTGGATACAATGACATTGGAGACATATCTCATTATGAATTTATTTGCGAGTGTGGAAAACGCCTTAAGTTCAAGACTACATCAGCGACAAAACCAGCGTATCTTGTAAATGCAATAAACATCCTTTACCCGATACAGAATTGATAACTTTAAACCAATCCAGTCATGCACGAACAAAAGAAACGCCCCGCAATGCCTGGAGCCGGAAGGCCATCAACCGACTTTGAAAAAAAGTTCAGAGACCTAGAGCTATCCGGTTTCAACTCAACGCTTTCAATTATGGCTCAAAATGTAATTGAGTTCGGAGGCGGTGAAATTTCAAAATCAAATCTTTACAACAAAATAAACAAATACCAGCCTGAATTTTTGGGCCAGGTTAAAAACATCCTAAAATGAGTCAAATTTCCAGTCAAAACACCGCTATCCTGGCGCATTTTCGCACAGGATCCACGGTAACACAAACGGAGGCTTACCACGCCTTTGGATGCACCCGGCTTTCAGCCCGTATTTACGACCTCAGAAAGCGCCTTGAAAGCGAAGGCGAAAAAGAGGCCATTGATTCGGTTTCCATTTCGTTTACGGCACGATCCGGGAAAAAGGGGCGATATTGCAGGTACTACTTGAAACGACTTGTGGCGCCACAAAAAGATCAAGAACCAGACCACGAAAACAAAGACTACGAAGCCGAACAACTTTGGGCCGCGCAAGCCACCGAATACGACCCATTATAAGCCAACAAAATTTTAAATTCATCATGATAAAAACATCATTCACAAAAATTGGGCTCCAAAAAGTAGACCCTGGCATCGAACTTGAAAAGCAGTTCACATCCCTGGACTGCGATCTTGTCGAGGAGCATTACAGCGAAGCGGGCGACTTCATTCGAGCCATCGAAAAGAAGATCAAGCTGCGAAACCAGTGGGCACATGCGGACATGCTCAAACTTTTCAACAACCTTCGCCCTCACTTGGCACTGGTTTGCGAGATTGCGCACGATACGCCGGATGTAGAAGACCCGGAAGCATACCTTGACGTTGACGCAATTGCGCCGGGCATCTATGCCAAGTCGGTAGTTATTACCGGAAGCAATGAGCATATCCGGGTTTCAATTCTTGGATTCAAAACCTTGTCTTTTGACAACACACTGGACCTGAAAACGCCCGCAATTCTGCTCGATGGCGAATACCCGTTTGTTTCGCAGCTTATGGACCTTATTGCCATGCTCGAAAGCGAGGCGAAGTTGGCCATCTATGAGCAAAAAGGGTGCGGAATGCAGCTGGATTTGTTTGCGGACAACGAACAAGAGCCGGGCCAAAACAAGCCAAAAAAGGCGAAGCGCAGGAACCTGGCAGAAGATTTGGCCGATGGGCTTGGCGATGGCGTAACCGTTGAAATGTCAGCAAACTAATGGCGATTTCAGTCACAGAGTATAAGGAAATGCTTGCCAGCGGTGGATCTGCTGGCAAGCAAACCGCAAAGCAGCGTGTACAGGCGCTTGGAAGGCTTAAAAAAGGCGAGCGAAACAAAACCGAGCAAGCATACGAAGATGAGGTTTTAAGGCCTGCAATGCTTCGCGGTGAAATATCATGGTACGCATTTGAGCCTTGGACATTGAGACTTGCAAAGCAAACAACCTACACCCCTGACTTTGGAGTAATGCTTGCAGATGGGTCAATTGAATGCCATGAGGTAAAAGGATTTTGGCAGGATGACGCAAGGGCAAAAACAAAGATTGCATCGGAAATGCACCCATTCAGGATTGTTGCAATTACCAGAGATAAAAAAGATTGGAAACGCGAAATTTTCTAAACCTAAAAACATGGGAATTTCTAAGTTTAACGGTGACACAAAAACAGGGCGGCTCCTTCAAAAAAAAGCAGATGAAAAGCGCGACAGGAAAGAAATTGCGGCCTATCTATCGCTTGACCTTGAAGGATTAAATAAGAATCAAAGGCGAAATAAACTTCTTGATTTAGCAGAAAAACATAGCAAAGACTAAACCAAAGCAGGTTGAAAGCCACGAAATACGGAGCACGGTAATACATGGCGAGCTGTTTGTTCGGACAACATACGTCCGGCTACATAAGCAGAAATATGGGATACCGGAAGGCGAAGCATTGAAACTTTTTGAATCAGAGCTAAAATCTGGCTCCGTTGTGTTTAGTCATGAATGGAGCGGTATTAAGATTTACAAAAAAACGTAGGCACTAAAAATGGAAAAAGGAAAAGTTGAAACAGCAGAAAGAATAGCACTCAACAACCTAGACAAATGGAACGATGTTGCCGGGGTTGTTGCGCCGCACACTGGATATTACTATGAATTGCAAGCAGTCATAAAGGACGCAGTGCACATAGGAATTCAGATGGCAATTGATGGCAAAGTAAAGCTTGATGAATCAGGGAACATTGTTATTCCACAATAAAACGCATTCCAGTCATGCAAAAAGAATTTAACCAGCTCACCTATTCCGCCTCGATAATCAAAGGCCAATTGCACATTCCGAACCGGGTGGCCATGAAAAACGATTTCCTTGAAATAGGGGATTGTGAGAGCGTGACCCTGATTATCAAACCGGAAAGCCCTGGCAAAACAAACGCGCAAATCCGGGCGTTCCACGGGCCAATCCTGGAGCAGATACAGGCTTATGAAATGGCCATGAATGCCATTTACAAGACAAAGGACAGAATCAAGCACGAGCTGAAAGAACAGTTCCTTACAAAGCAGCGGCGCTATTGGTCAGACGGAAGCCCGGTTATTATCAAAATCCAGCACCCTGAAAAAAAGGGCGTGTTTATGGAGTGGCACATGGAGGAAGTTCCAAGCCTTGCGAAATTGACTAAAAACCAGATGCGCGAATTTTTTTACGCAATCAGGGACCACTATCTGCACAACCACGGTCTTGACATTCAAATCGGAGATGACTTGTTCCCTAGCCGATAAGAGTTATTTTGTGAATCGGTTATTATTTCCGGGGCGCTGTAAAAGCGTGCCGGATTTTTTTTTGTAAAAAAACTAAAAAAGATTCTTTGATAAACAAAAGTAGTTTATCTTTGCAGTACAATTTTAAACAATCAATTTCCAGTCATGCAAAGCATTCAAGTAACATTCAACTACCAACACGGAACCAACGATTACACAATTGAGGCCACGGTAACGCCTGGCATCAAATCAGTGCGCGGCGAATTTGACCGATTTCAGGAGCCGGATGATGAAGACGAGGTTTATATTACAAGAATTGCCGACGAAAATGGAGCGGATATTTCCGAATGGGCTTTCACGGCCAAAGAAATACGCGAAATTAATTCCCTTGCAATTGAGGCAGCAGCCGAGGAAGCCGAACCAGAATACGAAGATTAAAAGGTGGATTGATAGGTCGCCCGCTTGAAAAGCTAAGTGGGCGGCTACTTTTAAAACTAAAACAAATTCCAGTCATGCAAACCATCATATCAAAATACGTACAGGAATTGCCAACTATCCACCCGGAACTTATTATTCAGGTGCCCTTTTTTTACAAGGCAATTGTACATAATGATGAAGCCGAAACAGTGGAGGTTAGACAGGTTTTTATCAAGGATAATGGAGAAAACCAGTTCTTACAAATCAACAAAAGCACCCCAAGCATTGACCGATTCCTTGCCCACATCCGCGAAGATGCGCGAGCAAAGGCATACAAACAACGCAAACAAAATCCAGTCAATTATGAGCAAACAACTAATTGAGGCCATTGACCGCCTCCAAACGCAGGTAAAACCGCTGCTTGCGGATTCGGTTTTCAAAAAATCGGTTGTCCATCAAGTAATGATGTTTGGCGAAAACGAAATCAATGGCAATCCAATATCTTTTGTCGCTGTAAAGGGCATTAACACATGGGCTGTTTTTTTCTCATACGGCCAACGCAGCGAAAGCCACCTGGCAGCAAGTGGCATGAAAGCCAATCTCACCCAAGTAAAGAAGTGGATTGATATTGAGGGAGAACTTGACGAACTTTACAGAGGGTAATTTCAAATCAAAAACATAAAATCCAGTCATGCAACAAGTCGAACTTTTAAAAGCACTTTTTCAGCAGCCAGGTTTTGCCGAAAAAACTGCAAAAATTCAGGGCGAAAAAATTTTTCGTGTTGAGATTGGCGGGCTTCGCCACTACCGTAGAGAATCAGGCCGGGTTTATAAAAGCCTTACGACGTTCCTTGATGCGGTTATGCCAGCAAATAAATTCCTGCAAAAGTGGAAGGAGAAAATGGCAGCTGATCTTGGTGGGGCCGAACAGGCAACAGAATATGTGCAAGCGACGGCGGACTATGGAACCGCGCTACACATCGCAGTTTCAGAATATTGCCGGAATAATGGGGTTGATTGGTCGGAGTTTGAACAGTGGTCGTTTCAACACCTTGGGGATTCAGGTTTTAAAAACGGAACGCTTCAAAGCGCACACGCAGAACTGATAAACGACTTCGCTTCTATGCTGCAATTTTTCCATGATTACCGGGTTGAGGTTATTGCGGTAGAAATACCTGTTTGGCTGGATTGCGGCGTTGCTACCCTTATTGACCTCGTTGTTGAAATGGACGCAAAGAACTACGATAAAACGCCAATTGACCAGCGCAAGCGCATAAAATCAATAATCAATCTTAAAAGTGGAAAGAAAGGATTTTTTGAAACCCATATTTTCCAACTTGAAGGTGAGCGCAGGATGTTCAATGAAACCTACGGGGCAATTTTTGGCGAAATTAAATCCGTTTTTAACCTTGCGCCAAACGACTGGAAAGATAAGCCAACATACAAACTAAAGGATCAAACGGAAGAAGCAAATGCAATTACTGAGCAGTTTTCACTATTTGTTCAGATTGGCAAAAGCAGGGGTGTTTTATCCGTTCCAACAAAGAAATTTAGCGTCTTTGCCGGAAAGACTGGATACGGAGAGAACCCAACCGACGCAATCAAAACATACGACTATAACGAATTTTCACTCCTAAAAATCAAAGAAAATGAGAATCCAGCGCAGAATTAATGACGAAGCACAAAAAGCGGGGGGTCTTGGTGTAGTTGGTAAAATCAAGATCGGTGAAATGGTTGCAGCCGGGAACGGTAAAAACAGGCCGACAAGCCTGGACTATTTCAGGGCCGACGCACCCGAACAATATGCCAGATTTTTCAAGGAATACTACTCAGAAAAGCCAAACAAAATAACCGTAGTTTTTCTGAGTAACGACATGAACGAAGTTTGCAAAAACTATTATGAACTTCGGGACGGTAGCGGTGGTCGGATTGCGTACGGAGATGGGAACACTTTTTTTGTTGCCACAAAACAAGGAGACAACATGGTTAAGGATGTGGTCACAACTCCGCAAAATCCAAAAGCCTGGATGAGTGAAGCGGAACAGCGCAGCGGCGGCAAATGGCGGGAGCGGCTGGTTTTAAGGTTTGCAATTCCGGCACTTCCTATCCTTGGGGTTTGGGAATTTTCAACGCATGGGAATAATTCAACCATTCCAAACATCGTAGGAACCATTGACACCATGCTGGAAATGGCCGGGCGAATTGCCGGAATACCTTTTGATCTGATTGTTGAAAAGGTGAAATCTGATAAGGCCGGAAGCAAGTCTGTTTATCCTGTGGTAAAAATTATTCCAAACATATCTCCAGAATCGGCAGAAGTAGTGCGTGGGCTTCCGATGCAGTTGGGCGCAATACTTACACAGGCAAAGATAGCGGAGCTTTCAACGGGAGAATCAAAGTCAATCCCTGCCATAATTGAGCCGGTTTCAGAGTATGAGGAAATAGAATCCGTGCCAAAGAAATCGGCAAATGAACGGGCCGAAATTGAGTTTAAAAAGTTTGTGCTTAATACGGTGGAGGACTTTACAAAGGCCGCTGGATTAATTTCAACAATGGCAGACAGCGAAGTACAGGTAGCGTGTGCTGAAATGCTAGGCGATAAGGCACAAAAAGCCGGGTTTTATTTTGACCGGCAAAGCAAATCGTATAAATAAATCATAGCCCGCCAAAATATCAAAAAAATGGCGGGCTATTTTAAAAAATAATTCAATCAACATAAAATGAAAGAAACAAATCAAACAGCCGAAAAATTAATTGGCGTAATTCTGCGTCACATCTCCAAAGGTGGCCACGCCGGGCTTGGCGCCGCAAACCTTTTGGCGGTGGGTGAAAAGGCCGGGATTAAAAACCTTGGCACCGTACTAAAGCGTCCCGGTATTTCCCTGGTGACCGTTTGCCGGGTGGTGACTGCGATCAAAGAGGTTGCCCCGGAATGCGCGGAAAAGTTAAACCGTGAACTTGCAGAGGTATTTTCATCATGAATACATTTGACAAACTAACGCCCGAAATAATTACTGAGCTAAAGCACAATGAGATATTTGTGTTTGGTTCAAATACTAAAGGCCTGCATGCGGGCGGTGCTGCATACTATGCAACCAGATTATTTGGCGCCGCGTGGGGCGTATCGGAGGGTTTAACCGGCAACACTTACGCCATACCAACATGCACGCCTGCACTTGAAAAAGTTAGCGTAGATGAGCTAAAAAAATCAGTTGATAGATTTATCCAGTACGCAACCGAAAACCCGGCTTTAAACTTCCTTGTAACCCCTATCGGGTGCGGAATTGCCGGATGGAGTGTAGATGAAGTTGCTCCAATGTTTGAAAGCGCAAAGAGTTTACCCAACGTTTCACTGCCAGAAAGTTTCTGGAAATATTTTCTTGAAATAAAGATAAATAAACAAATGTAGTTTATCTCTGTGGCGTCATTTTACAAATCACTCTATAAAAATTCCAGTCATGGCAATCAATCTTAAAAAATTCAAACCAAAAAAAGGGCATGTATTATGCCTTAAATCCGTAAAATCAAACATGGAGGCCGCGCATAACGGCTTTATTTGGCCTAAATCTGGGGTTTGCAAAGCTCCGGACTGGAAGCCTACCAAAGAATGCGGGAACGGATTACATGCTTTCCTTTGGGGTGCCGGAGATTCTGATTTGCGCTGTTCTGATTCAGATGCAAATTGGCTAGTTCTTAGCGTCCTTGAAGCCGAAATTATTAACCTTGAAGGGAAGGTAAAATTCCCTGAATGCGAGGTTGTTTTTTGTGGAGACCGCGAAACGGCTGTTTCGATAATTCAGGAATTTGCACCTTCCAATTATGCCGTAATGTTTGGCACGGCCACGGCTGGGGACAGAGGCACGGCCACGGCTGGGTACAGAGGCACGGCCACGGCTGGGGACGGAGGTACGGCCACGGCTGGGGACAGAGGCACGGCCACGGCTGGGAACAGAGGCACGGCCACGGCTGGGGACAGAGGCACGGCCACGGCTGGGGACAGAGGCACCGCCACGGCTGGGGACAGCGGCACGGCCACGGCTGGGGACAGCGGCACGGCCACGGCTGGGGACAGCGGCACGGCCACGGCTGGGCTTTATGGGTTTATCGCAATTGAGTATTACGATAAACAAAAAGATCTGTACCTTAAAAAAATGGCCTTTGTTGACAACGTTTCAATCCTTGCAGGTGTAAAGTATCGCCTCAATGAAAACGCAGAATTTGAGGCAGTAAATGATACGGAGGCATTTACGTCATGACACTCAGGGAAGACCAAAAAAACATGGTTAGCCAGGTTTTCCAGCATTGGAAAAATGGTCGTAAGCGTGTAATATTACAGTGTCCAACAGGAGGTGGAAAAACTGTAATGTTCAATCATATCGCCGCTCTCGCTGAAAAAAAAGGCCACAGGGTGCTTATTATTGCAGACAGACGCGAGTTGATTATGCAGGCTTGCCAAAAGCTGTACAAGGCATCCGGTATCCATGCCGGGGTGATAATGTCAAAGGTCACGCCAGCCTACCATTTGCCCGTTCAAGTGGCATCCGTACAAACACTAAACCGCCGTTCATTCCCTCCTGAAATTGATCTTGTTATTATTGACGAATGTAGAGGTAGCGTGTCGCCATCGTATGCGCCTATTTTTGGGCAGTATAAGGATGCCTTTTTCCTTGGTGTTGACGCCACTCCCATACGAACCAACGGACAGGGATTTGACCACATTTATCAGGAAATAGTGATTGGCCCTTCGATTAAAGAAATGGAGGCGCTTGGGGCGCTGGTTCCGGCGAATGTGAAAGTAAACCCAATCAATCAGGCAAGTATAAGTCAGATTAAAATGATTGGGGGCGATTACGATGAAGGTCAGCTTGCCAAGGTAATGATGGGGGACGGTATCATGGCGGGCCTTGTGGCTTCAAGGCAGAAATATTGCCATGGTGAAAAAACAATCTGCTTCGCTGTAAACATTGAACACTCAAAAGCAATTGCAGCAAAGTATAATCAGGCTGGCGTTAAAGCATTGCACGTTGATGGCGAGAGTGATGACAGGGATAGAATATTTAAAGCCTTTGAGAAAGGTGACGTTGATGTATTAGTTAATGTTGGCATTGCAACATACGGGTATGATAACCCATCTATAACTTGTGTGCAGCTTGCACGGCCAACAAAAAGCCTAGCTCTTTATCTTCAAGAAGTAGGAAGGGGCGCAAGGCCGTATAAGTTTTCGGATGGCTCAAAAAAGCTATCATACACCATTCTGGACCACGCCAATTGTCGCATCGAACACGGGGCGCCAAACGCAGAACGTAAATGGACGTTGAAGGGAAGAGGCAAAACGCCACCATCCAAAGAGGATAAAAAAATAAAAATGATCTTTGGCGATGGCAAAGAGCGGATTGTGTCAAGCCGTGAGATTCTGCAGGACTTGGATGGGGTGGTGCTGGTAGATATGACGGATGCAGAGCTGGAGGGGATCGGACGCCGCCAAAAGTTCGACAAGATCAACGAGCGCCGGGTGCGTTCATCATATCAACCCATGTGGGCCTATTTCCGGTTTGTGCAGGAGGTCAAGGATTTTACCCTGGATGACTTGCAGTACATTGAAAAAAAGCTGAATTTTAAGTACGGTTGGGCAAGTTTCAAGTGGAAAGAGAAGATTGATAAAGAAAAACGGGCGGCGGCGTAAAAAAACTAAAAATAGTTTGGTTTATAAATCTGAAACGGTTTATCTTTGCAGCATCATTTTATCAATCAATTTCCAGTCATGAATACCTACCATAAATTTTGCCCAAATGTCTTTGTTGCTAAATGCGATGAACCGCACGAAAAAGGCGAGGAAATTATCATTGAAACAAAGTACGGAGCCGAACACCGCTGCATCGTTTTTAACCAAGTCGGGAAGCGCGAAGGAGTGTTTTTTTACTCCGTAGTCCGTGCCGACGGCTTCAACGCGCAAGAGTGGGCAAAGCGCCGGGCCGACCGTTTAAACGGGGCTGCAAACAATGCCACTAAAAAGAGCGACCAGTATTGGGAGGCTGCAAATGAGGGAAAAGACTTTTTGGTACTTGCTGAACCTATCAAGATTGGCCACCACAGCGAAAAGCGGCACCGGGCATTGATCGAGCGCAACCACAACCGGATCTCAAAAGCTGTTGGCCTGATGGATGACGCGAAAGCCTATGCCGAACGTGCATCGTATTGGGAGAGCCGGGCAAGCATTATCAATTTGTCCATGCCTGAAAGCCTTGAATACTTTGAATTTGAACTCGAAAAGGCAACCAAAAAACACGCTGATTTGAAAAGCGGCGTGGTAAAACCTGCACACTCTTACTCACTTACTTACGCAAAAAAAGAGGTGAACGAGGCTAAAAGGAAACTTGAAATCGCAAAGCTTCTTTGGGGCGATGCAGAATAAAAAAATGATATGCTAATTTCTGAAACACACAACATGGATTGCATGGCCTTTATGGCGGGCTTGCCGGATGGGTATTTTGATTTGGTTATTGCTGATCCGCCGTATGGGATAGGTTTTGACGGGCAAAAAGAAAGCAAAAAGAATGGAGTCCAAATAAGAAAGCACCACGAATTTAAAAAATGGGACAATTCAATTCCAGACCAAGAATTTTTCAAAAGCTTATTTAGGATTTCAAAAAGCCAAATAATATGGGGAGGAAACTATTTTACTAAATTTTTACCGCCAACAAAAGCCTGGGCAATATGGTATAAAGGGCAGATGGGGTTAACAATGAGTGATGCTGAAATGGCGTGGACATCTTTAGATGTAGTTACAAGAATGGTGGATATGCACAGAACGCATTTATGGCAAGAAGGCCCAATCCACCCCACCCAAAAGCCCATCGCCCTTTACAAGTGGGTCCTAACAAATTACGCAAAGCCAGGTCAAAAGATTTTCGACCCAATGATGGGCAGCCAAAGCAGCCGGATTGCGGCGCATGACATGGGTTTTGACTACTGGGGCTGCGAGCTAGATGCTGACTATTTCCGCGACGGTGAGGCGCGTTTCAAGGCCCACATTGCAAAGCCTGCGCTGTTTGCGCCTGAAGAAATGTACTCTTTCAAACAAACAGAGCTTTTCTAATGAACCAATACTTTTCGAAATGGCGCAACGCCTGGATTGACTTCAAAAACCCGCCTACACCCGGCGAAATCATTTCAATGAAAAAATACGGATACCGTCTGATTATTGGCGGCATCGAAATTTAAAAACTCAAAATAAGTCATGATCAACAAAGTAACACTAATCGGCCACGCCGGGAACGACCCGGAATTTCGCACACTCGAATCTGGCTCCACGGTTGCCAGGGTAAGCCTCGCAACTAACGAAAGCTACAAAGACAAGGGAGGCAACTGGCAAAGCCAAACGGAGTGGCACAACCTCATTCTGTGGCGTGATCTTGCTGAACGCGCACGGGACAACGTAAAAAAGGGAAGTACCGTGTATGTGGAAGGTAAAATACAAAACCGCAAGTACACGGACAAAGACGGGGTGGAAAAGAATGTGACGGATATTGTGGTTGGATCGTTTCGGGTGCTGGACAAAAAGCAGGCAGACGACAGCCGGATACCGTCAAGCGAACCATCGCGAAATATGAATGACGCTGACAAGGAAGCTGAAACGGCGGCGCATGGAAATACGGGAGGTGCAGATCCGCTTCCGTTTTAAGAACTCAGAATTTAGTTGATTTTTTCAAGCCCGCCGTCGCAAGATTGGCGGGTAAATTTTAAGCCAGTCATAAAGTAACGCAACATGAACCACATAGGGCTTTTCGAGGGCGTTGGAGGCTTTTCTTTGGCAGCCCGATGGATGGGGTGGGAAACCGTGGCATGGTGTGAGTGGGACGAATTTTGCCAAAGAGTTTTAAAATATCACTTTCCAGAAGCAGAACAACATGGAGACATTACAACAACAGACTTCACTAGGTACGCAGGGCAAATTGATATTCTTACAGGAGGTTTCCCATGCCAGCCGTACAGCAGTGCAGGAAAGCGACTTGGAAAGGAAGATGACCGCCACCTCTGGCCGGAAATGCTTAGAGCAATTCGGGAGATTCAGCCGCGCTGGGTTGTGGGCGAAAACGTTCGCGGCCTCACTAATTGGAATGGAGGGCTGGTATTCGACGAGGTGCAGGCTGAGCTGGAGGCTGAAGGCTACGAAGTCCTGCCGTTTTTACTTCCAGCTTGCGCCGTCAACGCCCCACACAGACGGGATAGAATTTGGTTTGTTGCCCACTGTAACGAAGAAACCAGGGATGAGAAAACTAGACAGCAACGGGAACAATACAAGCAAAAACGGGACACGATACGGAAAATCAATTTATCAAATTGTTGCGCATTCAATGCTACAAACGCCGACGGCAAGAGATTACAGGAGCGGATTCAATCAGGATTCGGATGCATTTCAGGCAAGGAAGGAACACCCGCGAGGGGTGAATCTTCACGAAGAGATACAGCGAACGATTGGGCAGAATTTCCAACTCAATCCCCGGTTTGTAGCCGAAATGATGGGCTTTCCTCCAGACTGGACGGAATTACCTTTCCTAAGTGGCGAGAAAAGTCCATTGGAGGCTTCGGAAATGCCATCGTGCCCCACTTAGCCTACCAAATCTTTAAAGCAATTCAACAGTACAAAGATCTACAACCATGAAAGCACTATCCACACGACAACCGTTCGCCGCCCTGATTGCATCTGGGCAAAAGCGACTTGAAACCCGCACATGGTCAACCGATTACCGGGGTCCGCTGCTCATTTGCACGGGAACGCAAGGGCATAGCCTGTTTGACTTTTACGATATGAAAAGTCAAATACTTGGTTTGCAGAATAATTCCGCAAAAGACAGGTACTATTTAGACAAGGCACTTATTTGCGCCTATGGATGCGCGTTGTGCGTGGTTGATCTGGTTGGTATCCAGACATTCAAATGCGGCAAGGCGATGGAGGATGACGCCTGCTGCGATTGGTATCCG